TTAGATATGTTGTCAATGGGACGTGTTTGCCTTGTGATTTAATAAAAAGTAAAAAATACAAACAAGAGAATTACGATAAAGTATTAGAGTACAGGAAACAATACTACCAAGAGAATCGTGAACAAATACTTGAGTCCAAAAAACAATACCATCAAGAGAATCGTGATAAAATACTTGAATATGCGAAACAATACTATAAAGAGAATCGTGAACAAATACTTGAATATGCGAAACAATACTACCAAGAGAATCGTGAAAGGATAAATGAATACTGCCGGAACCGTTATTCTACAGACGAAAGGTGTAAAACATCTCGTGTAATCCGTAATATGGTTACCCGTGTGTTAAGTTTGACAAAACAAGGCAAGACCGAATCAACTTTTGAGACATTAGATTATTCTGTCGAAGAATTCATGTTTGACATGGAAAACAAAATGCTTGAAGATATGACATGGGAGAACCATGGTGTGTCCTGGCACATTGATCATATTTATCCTGTGTCAAGGTATGTTGAAGATGGTGTTGAAGACCCGGCAGTTATAAATGGTCTTGATAACCTTATTCCAATGTACTCTGAGCATAATTTGGAAAAATCAAACCAAACTTTGGAAGAATTTCTTGACAGCAACCCTGATTTGGTGTATCTTTACGGTGAACACATTGGGAGGTGAATGAGATGAAACGTGATGCTGCAATACATGAACTGAATACGAAGCACAGGAAATCTACATGGCATGTCTTGCATTTTATAGCCACTGTGCTATTCTGGCCCTGGTTGATTGTCTGGTTGGTCTTTTGGGGACTGAATACAGCACACAACAAGGCTGTTGACATTGCAATTCGCAACCTATACAATAACTTTAAACCCGAAGATGATGTGGAGTTGAACCTATGAGTTATGATCTACAGAAGATGTTTGTTGACATGTTCAGTTATCTATGTGTATATGACGATGACGAACTGGTGTCTGTACTCATCAACCTGAAACCTGTCAATGAATGCTATCAGGAAACGTTTGAAAAGGTGCGGTCGAGTCCGAAACCTGATAATGTACTACTGACGTATACGGATGCTCAACAACCGCATGGCGGTATCCAGACAGTGTTGCAGTTGATTGATGGAAAAACTGATAAAATTACCTTGATTAATCGGGATGCACATGATATGCTGAAAGCACATCCTGAGATGTTTGAAACCGATGAGGACTAAGAAATGACTACTTTCAACGCAGAGTTTCACCCGCAGCACGCACCTAGTAATTCACTCGACAGTCATGGGCGCAAGGCAATGAGTGACCACTTTCTTGCAGACAACAGTACATACTACAATCCTCGTCTGAACAACGAAGAGATTGAACGCAAGAAAGGTGGTGGATTCATTGTTGTGATGGATGCTGAAGTAACTGAAATTCGTGAAGCAACCAATAATTCAATGGCAAGGGGAGATGCAATCGAAGTAGTTCTGTATAAGAAGATGCGTAATTACCCTGGTCTTATCGACCATAACGATGAGGGGGATATCAAGGCGAAGAGTGGTATCAGCACGGCACTGTACTGTGAAGAAGAGGCAGCAACCTACTACTTTCTTGAGGGATGATATATGAAAGAACCAATTGAGGTATCAGAAACTACATACAAGGCGATAGACGATGCATTGGAGAACCTGTGGTACGAGCTTCCATGGCGACGTATCTTCACTGACGGCAAGCGTGGGACGTATGACGACGTAATTCAGCGATATGATCTTGTCTGTACGGAGAACGGTCAGTTTGTTCGGGTGCAGTTGGTATCAAAGGAAAACCCGAGCAACATGATTTTCGATCAAAACTTTCATAGGTACATGTGATATGGGCGCTGACATTTTTGACTACATTATGGAACTGTCAAAAGACCTTAAGGTATCAATTTCTTTTGAGCCGAATGGTACTGTTGAGGTAATGGACGTAGAGAGTAATGACCTTGTACGTTATCAAGCGGGGAGTTCTGAGGCAGATGTTATTTTATTCCTCAAAGCTTATAAAACCGTAAAGGGTAGTGAGATTAAGGATTAATATCACCTGGCGCAATCTTATTGAGAAAATCTATTGAAAATAGGGTTGCGCCATTTCATTCTGGTTGATACACTGTACTCACCTACTAAGGAAACGCACTGAGGAAAACATCATGGCTCTTCAACTTCCACCCGATGCACAAGGTCATCTTCCCAATTGCGGCCTGACTGCGATGGCGGTAGCAGCGGGCAAGACCCTCAAGGAAGCCACTGAAGCCTACCAGAAGGCTTGTGAGAAGGTTCGTGGTCGTCGTATGCAGGGTAATTGGAAAGGTCGTACTTACAATAGAATCCGTGACAAGGCGATGGTTGAGTACATGGGACTGAAGCTGCAACGCATTCCTGTTCATGGGATGAGTCTGCAAAAACTCAGCAGGTATCTTCAACCGAACGTCAAGTATATTATTACCACGACTGGTCATGTACAGGTAGTAGAAAGTGGTTGCGTAGTCGATCAAAGTGGTGTATTCTCAATGGATGAGTATTGGGGCCGCCGGAAGAAAGTAACTGATGTGCTGGTTATCAAGGAGAATTGATATGAGTCTTCAGAAAGAACTGATTGACCGTGGTTACAAGAAGCATGTGAGTGATATGTACCGCGTATTAGAAATGACGGATACTTTATATCAGAAATGTATTCGTGACCACCTCGGGAACAAGAAATACTACATTAATGTTTGGTATTATCCTGCTGATAGGTCTACAGGGCTCGACCTTCCTGAAGGTATTGAAATTCGGGCTCAACTTCATGACCAGGATGATGAACATTACATGAATGTCAACCCCATGACCAGAGATATTGATCAGGCAGAAGAAACCATTGAAGAAGTCTGGGAAAAGCTTGACATGGGGTACTACGAAAGGTATATTTATGAAAAGGGGTTTGGTCCTGATGACCCAAAACAAGAAGGTGAAACACAGCAAGGTGAGGGCTGACCTGCGTACTCCCAAGTACCGGCAGCGTGTAGAGAAACCAAAGAAAGGCAAAGGTAGTTACACCAGAAAGGGTAAATGGAAATGAATACATATCATGTGTCGTACATGCTTCGTGGCTCTGAGTATATCAGGGTTGTCAAGGCAAAAAGTGCAGATGATGCTGCTCGTATTGTTGAACGTGAAGACAAGTATATCATCGTAACATCTGTGATTAAAATTGATCTGAATTTGTGAAAAAAGATGTTGACACCAAGGAAGGTGTCGTATAGACTGTAATCACACACTGAGAGAACGGAAGGGGGCAGAGATGGATGACATCAAAGAGTTTGTCAATGGAATGATGCAGAATTATTACGAGGGGTATTTTGTAGACTCACAGACTTTTGAAGAATGCATGAAAGACTGTCTTCTCGCTTACACTGATTATCTTGAGGGTGGTGTATCTCTGAAGAATGCGCTGGAATCAATTAAAATTTCGGATGAAGGGTATTGACACCACACAACAATCTGCTATACTGTAATCACACACACACACAAAGGAAGAGAAACACCATGACTATCTCCAATACCGCTCGCATTCGTCGCATCATCGAACAGGCTGACGGTCGTTTCTTCACCGCAACCTTCGTCAAGAAAGATGGTAGCGTTCGCAAGATGAATTGCCGTACCGGAGTCATGAAGTATGTGAAGGGTACTGGTCGTCCGACTCACAACATCGGCAACCTGGTAGCAGTGTACGATGTGAAAGTCAAGGGTTATCGGTTCATCAACCTGAAAACTCTTTCGAAAATTAAGATTGACGGCATGACCATTACCGTGTAAGATGTAGGACATGGGGTTGGGAAATACCTGACCCCACTTTCAACCAAAGGGGAGAGTAGAAAATGAAACTGGTCAAAGATACCATCAAGGAACTGAAGATTGGCGATTATATCGAGGTTCACGAGGGTGCATCGTACCCGACACACGAAGAGGGTCATGTGTCAAAGGGTCATGTCACATACCTTTACCATGTAATTAAAGACAATGAGGATGATTGTGGAATTGAATATTCAGACAATCATACTGGTTTTAATGAAGTAATTGGAGCATCACGTATCAGAATCGGTGATGTGAAAATCTTCAAAGAAGTGGACAAAAAGGTGACCAAACTCAGGATTCTCGATGCAGAATATATGTGTACAGACCTTCTGAATGACGGAGATATCATTGAGGTAGAGGAAAGAATCGGAGAGGGTGGATGGTCGCAGATTGAAGAACCTCATTATGGATTCCATCCGGCATGGGAAGGTACATCTTACGAAATTGTCAACGAAGAGGAAAAGGAAATGGAAAACATCGTGATTAAGCCTGGGTGTTATGTCAACATGAAAGACATTGACAATGAGCAGGAATACAATCTTGTCCGCGATGCATTCATGATTGCTGGCGCTGATCGTGGTGAGACAGAATGGTCTTATAATAGCGCCAACTCTTGGGAGAAAGTTGGTTGGGATGAGGAAGATGATGGTCTTGCCCATTGGGATGATGAAGGATCATTTGGTGAAGACCCTGTAGAGTTGGATATTATTGAAGTTCTACGCCTGACGGAGAAGAAGAAAGTGACACCCGCACAACGTAAAGGCATCAGCGTAGGGGATCATGTCCGAATTGTTGGATCAGTTTGTTTTGATGATGGTAGTATTGCCCAACTTGAGCATGATGATGGTAGCGAAAGTCCTTTGTTCAAGCTGGTTAGTGGCAAGTGTCATTTCAACAACTCAGAAGATGGTACTGCTGGCGCATTTGCCGATCTTGAATATGTCACTAAAATTGATGAACCAACACCTGCACAAAAAGCCGGAATGAATGTTGGTGACTACTTCAAGGCGACCGAAGAGGCAATTTGGTTCACTCCGGGCAGTATCGTACAGCTTGAGCGTGATGATAGGTCATACAGTCCGATGTTCAAACTGATTGAAGGGTCGTGTGCTTACAATAACGCTGAAGATAATCTTCCTGGCGCATATGATGACATTGGTGCCTTCGAAAAGGTGAACGGGATTGCCGTACCAGTAAACAAGGATGAAGAAGAAGAGGATCAACCGATGAATACCATTGAAGAAGTGAAGCGTGCGAAGCGTGAACTGGATAAGGCACAGCAGGCTTATGATGACGCACTCGCTCGCCTTAACGAAGAGCTTGGCGATGGATTCAAGGTAGAAGCTGTCTGAAAAGCGATAGGGGATAGTTGATATAAGCCGGGGCCTTGTGTCCCGGTTTCTTTGTATTGAATTGAAGGGGAAGGATATGGATTACAAATATATCTCCAAATACTTTGAATATGATTATGAGTCTGGCGCTATTTATCATAAGGAAATAGGTCAGGAAGATTTACCTGATGGATATAAACATTCAGTTGAAGCATGGAATAGTAGGAAGGCAGGAAAGAGGGCTGATTATCTTAATGACATGAAGCGTTATGTCAACAGGATTGTTTATGCATATGACAGTGAAAAGATAGTTAAGTATCTGGCACATCATATCGCTTGGCTTCTCTACCATAAAGAATGGCCAGGATCAAACCTTGACCATATAAACGGGGACGCTACTGATAATAGAATTGAAAACCTCAGAAAAGCCGATGGGGTAGTTAACAATCGCAACAAAAAGCCGGACCCTTTTAGAAAAAAGCCGAGGGGTGTTAGATTCTACCTTAGTGGGAAATCAAAAACCCCTACCTTTTGTGCATGGTACAGGGATGATAACGGAAAGGATGTTGTACTATACCGAGGAAGGGATTACTTTGAAGCAATTTGCGTTAGAAAATCGTGGGAAAATGATACCCTGATGGATGGTACTAGTGGGTATACAGAAAGGCATTTTGGTAGGTAAAATGATAGAGAAATAGGGTTCTCAAGGTCCAGTTTGACAGCTTCGACGAGGGCCCTATATTTTTACGTCAAGTTTGACAGATTTATCTACACATCAAGAATTTCAGCTTCATCGCTACATTAAGTTTGCCAGCTTCATCGGTGGAGGTTTATATACAGAGATTCCTAATTTTCTTCCCTGAATGCGACTTATTCTCATTTCGGCGTTCACTGTATTAGTGCATGGCGTGACCTAATTTAGTGCATCCTAATATCCTATATTAGTACACGCTTATCACTACTTTAGTGCACGCTAATGGACCCCCTTTTGTTCGTTATCCGAACTCTGTGGATAAATCTGTTAGTAACTCTGTGGATAGTGCTCAAAATCCGTTATGGCATTCTTTCCACTATATCGCATTATCCCAGAATTGCAAGAAGTTTTTATTGAATGATAATCATTCTTATCCCCTAACAATCGCCCACTCTCCCCGTTTGTCTCGTGGGAATCCAACCCACCTAGTCGCTTATCCTGTATCTTGATTATAGAAGACTACGCCAGAAAATACAACACAAAAAACTCGATTTTTCACCTTGACATTACCAGGCGCTTTTGCTATTTACGCGCGCGATCCTATATATGGTCGCCACCACCTCGATGCGAATAATTATCATTCACCTGGACCTAAATTTTTTCGTATTTTTTTCGCCCATCGCTTGACGCCTTGTCCCTATGGCCTATAATTCAAGGCGTAGGGTAAACGAACACAAGGAAACGCCACCATGACTAATTCTGAACTCTTCCGTAAAGCCCACGCTATGACTCGCGCGACCATTCAAGATGGCGACGACTATGCCGCAACGTTCGCAGTATGCCTTAAACTGGCAAAGCGGACACAAGCTGATCCCATAGTGTGGAAACTTGACAAATCGCAATTCGTATTTGATATGACTATCAGCGTTTTCCTTATCGCATGCCTGACAGTTCTGATTTTCTTTACTTTCGCATGGATATCAGGAACAATTGCGGCAACAATCGCAAGCGGCATTATTGGGTCACTCGTGCTTTTCTTCCAAACCATGGAAAACCTTGAAGTAAACACTACTGCCTTTTCCGGCAAATAAATCCTTGACCAGCGCCATGGATGGCACTAGAATTCAAGGCATAGGGTAACCAAACGGCAAAAGGTGACAATCATGAAAATTCAATTCGACGGTCATACTTACGAATATAATACTAACGATGAATGTGTTTATGATGCATGGGGACTGTATATGGGTGCAGTGTTTAAATCAGCTTGCGGCGAATACTGGATTTATGACGACGGAGAAAATGCTGGCGGCATGGTGCACGAAAACGAAGACGAAGCACTAAAGGCGGCGATTATCCTTTTGATTATCCTTGATGGGGGTCATTAAAATGTTTCATAAACGAATTACTAACTTCAATCAATTGAATTATGGCGACACTGTATATTATAACGGTGAAATATGGCGAGTAGGGACACTATATGAATCCGGCGATGTAGTGTTAATTGATGATGAAACCGATGGTCCATGCGATTATATAGAAGTTCATGTAACTGAGCTTGACCATTGGGTTAGTTATTCTTTTGATGATTGATAACAGGTGACCACCATGAGGGTATTAGTTGCATGCGAATATAGCGGCATCGTTAGGGACGCTTTCACTGCAAAAGGGCATGACGCCATGTCGTGCGATTTACTACCAAGCGACACAAGGCAATGCCCAATACTTGACAGAATGGGAAAAACCAGTTATGGCCAGGTAGATGAGAATGATTGTCATTACCTGGTGTTAATGAATGCTGACAAAAAAAGATGAAAATTTATTGTCCGACCGCTTGACGCATTGCCCATATGGTCTATAATTCAAGACATAGGGTAATCAATCAAACGCAAGGCAACTAAAGGTAAAACATCATGGCAATTTCAAAAGCAAACGCCCGTAGTCTCGCCGTTCAATACCAGATGTTCAGCGAATTAGATTTGGTTAATGATCGCGCTGGTAAAATTTGGTTGGTCGCCAGCGACTTGCTCAACATTCAACAAAAGACGGGGGTTGAATTACATTCCACTAACTGGCTGGAATCCATCGTCCAACACTACTATAAAAAAATGAATGCTGAAAAATAAAAGTTTGACTCGTGCTGGGTATCACGCTAAAATGCCCATACCAACCAACGAAAAGGAAAGGGTAGAATCATGAAAATCACCGAACGTCACATCAGCAGCATTCATGAGTCAATTGCATATTACCTTGGGGATAAGGTATTGACAAAAGGTGAAATTGAAACATTACTTGAACGAGGTTTCACAGAAAGCATTATTATCGACATTGCATCAGACCTATATTGTGGAGCATTTGACGATATCCACGAAGCTACAGCATGGTATACCGGATAAAAAGTATTGGACAATGCCACGGATGGCAGCTAGAATTAGCAGCATACACATAGCAAAAGGCAAAAGGTGATACAATGCATATTAACGTTACTGAAACAATGTTTATTGAACAATTCCGCATGATGGATCGTATGGATAACTTTTCTATCGATGGTCTAAAGGCATTGTTTGAACATCTTGAAGAAATGGAAGAATCATCTGGACAGCGTATTGAGTGTGACGTTATCGCCCTTTGTTGTGATTTTACGGAGGATACTATTGACGACATTATTGCCAATTACGGTATCGATATTATTGAGGATAATGGACCGATTGATTATGAAGAAGTGGTCGAACAAGTTATTGAGTATTTGCAGGATAACACAATGGTGATATACCACGATAATGAAAAGGTTTTGTTTCAAGTGTTTTAAATAGGATATAATGCCAAGGATGGCATAAAACATTAATCTTTAATGGTTAATTAATTATGAAAACTCTTAATATCCGTTTTGTTCGCAAGTCTTCCAATAAGAAAACCGGACCTATTCCGGTGACCACTACCAGCGCCAATTCTTGCAGCATTACTTGTCCGCTGAATAAGGATGATAATGGTGAAACTTTGACCACACAAGGCAAGCTGCCTAAGTGTTATGCCGGATTTGGTAACACTGCCATCCACTGGCGCAAATTGAATGACGAAAACGCTACAGGTAAAAATATCACCGATTGGGCCGGATTGTGCGATAACGTAAAATCGCTCCCCAAGGGTCAATTATGGCGGCATAATGAAGCGGGCGATATGCCTACGCTGGAAGACAACATTACACTCGATAGCGTGGCATTGGATAATCTTATCAGGGCGAACAAGGGTAAAAAAGGATTTACCTATACGCACCATGCATTAACTCACGCCAACATTCCGGCAATTGGCAACTCTAATAGCAGGGGATTTACAATCAACGTAAGTGCCAACAATACAATCGAAGCCGTGGACATTGTAAAGCGGTATGCATTGCCTACTGTTACACTTTTGCCAATTGACGCGCCGAACGTTCAACATGTGGAAGGCGTAAAGGTGGTCGCTTGCCCCGCTGAAAAATCCGACAAGGTAACGTGCAGTAATTGTGGGATTTGTGCAGATAGCAAACGTGATTATGTAATTGGCTTTAGGGCGCATGGTACAGCTAAAAAGAAAGCAGATATCATCGCCAAGGCTGGATAATATGAATCATGCCACGGATGGCACTACCTAAACTTAAATCAGACAGGATAAAAGACCATGTTTACTTTCACTGTACAATGTCCCGTTACTAATAAATTGCACATGATAGAACGCCACAACATTAAATCAGCATCAATTCTACAAAAGCAATTGGACAAGATTGGTGCATTGTATCAACTACACCCAGTTATTGGGGAGACTAAATACCATGTATGAATATATCGAATACCTAAAGCGTACAATGGAAGGCAATCAACAAAACACTAAAGGTAATCAACAATGAAGACTATCAACTATGGCAAAAGGGTATTCATATACTTTAACTTGCATAAGAAAACTTTCAGTATTAAATCAATGTCACAACCGGATTACGGTAAAGTAATCGGCCATGCTGATAACATTGTACTAACAGACTGTACATTCAAGGTAAACGAGAAAGGAAGGCAAAGGGTATTAGCTGAAAGAAAAAAGAATGTTCATGCGGGAATCATTGGCCATATTGTAAGTGTAAATGAACTAACTTTTAATCTTGAGCATAAGGTGACATATAATCCCTATAAGTTTGATTCTTTTGTTTACGCTGATAATAACAGTTTAAAAGTACATGATGCTGACAGGGTAGTTATTAGTAAACAATACGGGATAACGATTTAACAGTATAAACAATATAAGTAATCGGCCACCTTATCAGGTGGTCTTTTTTTTTGTCTGTATTTAATGCTTGACTTTTTGCCATAACTATGATCCACCCTGGTGATAATGAATCTCATTCCTATATGATTACATCGTAATGTTCTGATATTGTGTCCCGTTGTGTATGATTACATCGTAATGTTCTAAATTAAGGTTATGGTGATATTGTCCAATATTACTTGTCAGACATATACGCGCCTACTAATACATAAATTTCTGTATCATTCATCAATGTATAAGCTACGATTACATTAGCTTGACCTAAATTCTCATCGAGTACATTAGACCGTAATAATATCCTAATGTAAGCAATTACATTACTTACCCATATCCATATATCATGATATATTACATTAGTCTTCTATGTATGATCTATGCGTTGATTACTGTATTAGAATATACTGTCCGATTGGTTGCGTTAGCTACCTCTTATATTGTGACGTTAATTAATTCATGCGAATATTTGTATGTAAACATATGCCCATATGCATATATGCCGATATATTCGTTAGGATGATAATTGTTAGACTGTTAACTGTTAGCAAGTGAATGATTAAGGTGATAAACATTAGGCTGCGAACGATTAGTCTTCGAATAATGCGGCCAGGTACTATTAGGCTGCTAAGTATCGGGCGATAGGAAGAATTTATTGGACTTTTGCCCAGATTTCAAGCAGGGTAGGCTGGCGGATGGATGGCCAGAATAAGAACCGACAATCATTTTTTAAAAACGTACCCTTTTTCCATTGGGGTCGGTTTTGTAAAAGGCCCCAAAACCTGAATCCAAATTTTTTATTTTAAATTTTGAGGTTTTTCCAGTGTTATACCATAGTATTAACTAAAACTATACAATAACCTTTAGACTATTGGTTAACAATACATCATATAGACCATAGTATAACATCGTTTGGAGTTAGGTCTTCATTAACTCCGACCTAAAACAGTTATACCTTAGTCTACCCCCATAAAACTATGCCAAAAATAATGGCCGGAATAGTACAGACCATAATGATCCATACTAGACCGACCAGATGAGTACCTTCTTATCTCATTCCTTACTCATAAAGGAAATTATAGCTTTCCCCTGTTCATGCGGGTTGCAGAAAGATTCTTACATCAATTTTTCGTGATTTTGATGTAAAACCATTCGTCAATCGCCTTATTCCTACTCATGTCGTAATAACCCATCTCACAGATGTAGACAAACTTGGGATTGACTTCTACTTTGATTTCACCCCTTCTTATGCCATCTCTGCTGGTGTAGGTGTTGATGTATGGTTCTACCTGCCGTAACTTTCTCTTCAGGTTATTCTGAACACAACCCAATCTTCTACAGAGTTCTTCCTGTGTGGTTATGAATACATTCCTGTACTGTACCATGTCACAGAGGGTTCTAAGGATGCGATACTGTGTTGTTGTCATTGTTTCCTCTGCATGGAAGAATTCCTTGTCCAGTATCTCATTACTCAAGCATCCCTCAAAGAATCTCAACAGGTCATCAGTGTTACTTCCTCTGATCTTCCTTCTGTCTACCATTACCTTCATGAAGTCATCCATATCATCCATTGATTTCACATCACAAAGGAACAGTAGTGGTTGGGCTTCTTCTGCGTGTTCATACTTGACTACTTCATAATCATAAATCTCCCCTGTTTCTTCGTCAATAATCATACCTGATACCACCTATACTGGCTACTTCCGAACAGTCTTTCTCTGTCTAAAAGGTTGTAATGTGTTACCCTGTTGATTGATTCGATGTCCTTCCTTGATACTGCTCTTCCTACTGGTAGATTCTGCATGCACCACTTGAAGAAGTTATCTTGTGCTTCGATGATACGTTGTGTTTCACAGGTCATTACTTCAACCCCCCAAAAATATGTGCAATCACATCTACAGTCCATCCATTGCCCAGCATCTTCTTTCTTTGAAGATTACTTACATTATCTGTATAACCAATTGGTATAGTTTGTAGTTTCTCACATTCTTCTGCTGTGTACAATCGAACATTTGGATTATCTTTAACGGAAATTCTCCCATACGGAGTTTTTACAATACTATTACTATTGAACACGACTACATCTGCATCTGATGTATCGCCACCTTGACCAGAAGCCAGGCATTGTGATTTCAACTGATTTTTCTTTGGTTTTTCGGCATTTCTTCTTTGATAAATCTCGAACCCTTCTGGTAAGATATCTTTCAACACAACCCCTTTATCTGTGTAATCGACCATTTCCCAGTTAAACCAGTATAACCTTACTCGGTTTTGAGCAGAAAAGAATTTTGAATTGATTTTCTCAGGTTGAACATTTAGTTCCCTAGAGATTGTGTCAATATCCATCTGTTTCATTCGGATATTTTCTAAAAGAAATTTAATATTTGGATTAACACTTTTGATATGGTTAAGGATATCAACGTAATCGTAAAAAAGTTTACTTCTCGGGTCATCAAATCCCTTTTTCTTCCCAGCATTTGAAAATCCCTGACAAGGGCTTCCACCAATTACTAGGTCAATAGTTTCCCAGTCAATATCCCATTTATCCCAATCGACAATACTACCCAGACGATTCTTGGCGTCTTGTGGGTAATTCTTGTCGGCTACTTTGATTGCCCATTTATCAATTTCACTTGAATAGTAGTTCTCTACTTCAATACCAGCACGTTCCAGGGCAATACGTCCACAAGACATACCATCAAAAAGACTTAATACATTCATTGACCATTTCCTCCTCTATTCAGTGTCCCTTAACTATACCACTCCACAACAACCCTGTCAATGCTCCCTACATTACCTTCTATAACACACCTAATAACAGGTACACCACTTGAAGAAGTTACTGTTTGCTTCCTGAATCCTTTCTTCCTCGTTCATGTGTTGCTCTCCTGTATCGTTCTCGGCAATTGACTTGTTTCTCAAGGTTTTTCTTTATCTTGTATAGTTCGATGTGTATTGGGTTTGTCATACTTCAACTCATTCCTCTCACCGATCAGTCGTAAGTTCTCCATAATCAATTTATTGTTGTTCTTCTCTACCTTCCAAAGTGTATACCCCAATGCAATGTTTGTCAGTGTTGATACGACTAGTGCAATCTCAATAATCATTCAAACCCCTCCTGTTAACATTCTAATTTTTCCAGCCTGTAACGATATTCTCGTATCTCTCTTTTCATATTACCCACACAATCTGGGCAATGCATCTCTACTGTATAATCTGCTGCATCAGGATCACCCCATATCTCTTCAAGTGCATCTCGGGAATCATTATACCCATCATAAATAATCTTTACACCACACTCTGCACAGCAGATATAATCACGATAAGCCATTTATCTTCTCCCTGATCTTCTCAAGTTTCTCTTGTGCTTCATCCCAGGTGACGTAGGACCATCCTCCCATATATGAATCCATCATGCAATCTTCACACATTGGGGTTTCATCCACATAAAATCTGGTATCTCCTGTGTATGGGTCATGGTAATCTTCAATGCTGTACACTGAATCCATATAGTCACATTCTTCATCACACATCGGACAGTAGATCATTTTATCTTCTCCCTTTCATCAGTGTAGTCATCTACGTCTACTTCCCATGCCCAATTTACTACAACAAAGTCATCAATGCAATGGTGAATACTGATCTTATCTCTGAGCCCCTTCCTGACCATCTTTTCGTACCAATATTCCCAGTAGAAATCGAGGATATCCTGTTCGGATAGGACTTCTTCAACCAGTAGTCCCTGCTCATCTGGATAGATAAATTTGTAGTATTTCATCAGTCAATCTGCCTCTCAAACAGTGTGATATACAGGTCGAACTTCCAGATTGTCAGGGCCACGAATACAGGTGAATCCGCATCAAAGCTCAGTGTCATTCCAAACCTCGGTTCTGTGTACGTCAGCTTCACCCAATATACATCAATGAGTGACCTGTTTTTTGTACGTAACAGTTGAAACCCATGTACAGCATCATCATTTGAAAGCACTTTAAACAGTTTCATTCTTCACCTCCATATTTCTTGACTTCTTCAAGGTACTTCTTCCGAAGCTTCTCATCTGCCCAAATACCATACTTCATATGATCCCGAAGGAATCGGTATTCAATCACTACACGATACCGGAACTCCTTGAAGAATGCAATCACTGCATAGACAAATATTTCCATCAAGGCAAAAGGTGTTGATATTAACAAGAACACCCTGAATAATATTTCAAGCATAATTTTAATCACTGCAATATCTCCTGAATTGTTTCTTGGATAGCGGGCAACCAGAACTCATGTACAACAAATAATATCTCCCCTTCTGGATCATCTTTATCATCTGTTGACCCTTTGATGAATACTGTTACAATACCATTCTCGTCTTCGTGGTAACCAATACTGTCTGTGTCTGCATATATCATCCGATGTTCTCCACAACAATTTTAAGTAAGACCAGATAGAAGATTACAACGATTGCTGACCATACAACATATCGCATCATCATATAATCACCACCCTTAGATCATTCTTCACAAGAAGTTCCTTCAGTGCCTTACTACTAAAGTCTATAGTGCTATCTTCAGACAGGATGCCCTCATGCATTAACACCTGTTCACAACACTCTTCGAATGATGCTGCTGATCCATACCACAATGAGAAGTCAGGGTGTTCATCTGTGTCGATATTATAACATGGCATTTCCAGTGGTTCACAACAGCTACAACCATTACTGAATGACCATGTATCATCGAGGAAGTAGTATGTCTTAATCATTGTTCCATTCCCTCCTGTGGGGTGTTTAACTCAACACAAGGATAAGGATGATCGCGGTAAATCGGTCGTTTAGATACCTCTTCCTGAATCAACGGGTATTCACTATCCTCAAAAATGACCAGTGCTACTCTGTCACCATGTTTTGCAGGGATTTTACCCTCAAGATCAACGTATGCCTTCATCATTGTTTCGTTCCTTCAGTTGTTCAATCACATCTACCATATTGATCGGTTTGTAACCAATTGCTTCACAGCTTACATTAAAATAACGCGGGTCGTCAATACTGTTATCATGTACATGACCGTGTACGTTATACTTTCCGCGAAGTTCTACCGGATGAATGGGTGCATGAGTAAACCACACACTTTTATACTTCTTCATTCCGTACACACCCTTACAAACCTCGTTGTACTCAGCCAGCGTCGGTGAACCCTTGCGTTCCTGGTCGTGATTACCAAGTACAATGTGAAGGTATTCAACGTGACTGGCGATACGCTCAAGGTGTGGCCTTCCTGCTGATGAAAGAACAACATCACCCAGAATATACAATGTGTCCTTCTTTCCACAAACATGCATGATATTGTGAGCAATAACCCAATCGTGTTCTTCCATTGACTCAAATTGAGGTCTGTACTTCAGCATATTTTCATGACCAAAGTGTGTATCACTGATTACGTAGACGCTCATCACTCTTCTCCTTTAGCAAGTCCTTTCCCTTAGTTTTTGAATGATCCAATCAAGATTGCAAGGAATACCACTACCCATGCAGTATAACCTATTGCGTAAAGAACTACAACTATTCCTGATGCGATTACCGAATGAATTAGCGCAACGCCCATAGACAAAAGTATAATAGATAAGACTAAAGGTGTAAACTGTGTAACCCATTCAATGATGCCTTTCTTCATGGTGTACCCTCCAAGTAAGCCTCTGCTACATTCTTTGGGCATTGTCTCACAAGATTTGGCAGATTGTCAACGTATGTATAGGCCAATTCGTACATCTCTGTGAAATCAATGTCTCGTCTTACAGCGACCACACTACAGGCAAAAGATAACGCCCATGTGGTTTTCTCATAATGATGTCCTGCTGGTTTAGGAAATATCATCTTTGGCATATTAACCCCCCTTTGTGAACCTTGTGTCCGATCTCACTGTTCCTTAATTGTAGTACATCATCCATGTGTCTGTCCAGTTCTTTCTCATCACCTTTTGTTCGGCGCTTAGAATCTTTTCGAATAATAGCTACCTTGTGCTTACCGAAGGTCAGGTAGTGATGATTCTTGTCGCTGGTGTAACGTTTTTTCATAGCTCATATTCCTTTTTTTGTTCAACATGGTTTCCATAACGATAATACAGATCAGGGTTTTCGTCAAGAAACTCTTCCAAGGTTTTATCCCATTTATTCAAGTTGTCCTCCGAATACATTGGTATTAAGTTTGAAAGCCTATTGATGATAGTAGGATCATTAACCCCATCTCGTATATAACGGGACACAGGATAAATGTGGTCAATTTGCCATACTGATCCATGATTCTCCCATGTCATACCACTCAACATTTTACTTTCAATATTGGTTTTAAATTCATCAACAGAATAACCCAAAACAGAAAATGTGGATTCATGTTTTTGTTCTTTTGTTAATTGGAGAATTCTACCAAACATATTTCTTACTGTTTTTGCAATTTTATAATCAGAATCTTCTTTGTACTTCCTCCTGTGCCACTCCCTAACCACCCCTCTATGATGCTCGATATTTTCTTGTCTCCACTTTTTATCATACTCAGAAAGATGTTTACGGTTTTCTTGTTTCCACTTTTTTTTCATACATTAATTTTTCCTTTCTAGTATGACATTCGCAACATTGGTATGTGCTCGTATATCTTTCGGAGACATGACCACGTTTACAAGGTTTTCCTGTGAAATATTTCACATCCCCGTTTTCAATAGCTTCTTTTCTAGTAGATATTTTCATAGACCATATGCCTCTTTAAATGCGTTTAGGTCTTCCCAAATCTTTTGCTGGTGCCAGTCAGTACCAAGGTACACGTCCATCTCAGATTCAGTAATCCAACCATTTTTCCCTACGTTTTCCCACCACTGAGCCGCCTTGCTCTCTGACCGGGTGACATACACAGTATACACATCGTCAATCACTTCGAAGATTTTCATTTCATGTTCTCCCTGTCAATCTCTTTCGTGTCAGTCTCAGACCAAAGTGGAATATAGTATTCACATTTCCCATCCCACACAAAGCAACCATACGATTGCATTCCAGAGGGAATAGCAATATATCTGTGGCATGAACCCCTCACAGGACAAGCGTAGTTATTACACATGGTAAAGTCAGCCATAGCTAATCACCTCATTTCCAGATTACATCATACTTTGGTAGAATACTACTTAGCTTTCGAATGCATCGGTCATATCCATTAGGGTCATCAATCTGAAAGAATACACCACCACCGTTCATGACGACCATTGCATTGTTAGGTAGATAGGGTTTTCCTGCCTTAGTCTTATCCCAATAATCTTCTGGATACATAATCTTGAACTTTTTACGATCCGTCATTTTGTCACCTTTCTTTTAAAACGTAACTCTGCAACCCTATGTACAGTGTCAATACAGTCCTCAACACATTTCTTACTGTCCACCCACCTTACACCATCATAAGAAAAATGTCCAAGGTTTTTGTTGAAGATATTTTGATGAATTCTCACCATCTTTTTCCGACGTAAACCCAAGAAAGATTTATGCTCAACACAACCGTAAAATGTTTCCCCATGAATCTCCTTTTCAACAATCTCAAGCTTGCGGTAAATTTTATCAGGATATTTCATGTCACTCACCCCGTTGTTCATCAATGTATTTCAGGAAGAACCTTGCTGTTGTCTCCATGCAGGTAATATACCCCTCAGCGAATGGTCCGTCAAATTCTTTTTTCTTACTTGGTACATCTTCCACCAGTGAATGGCACAGAAGTTTGTAGATTGAGTCAACAATTTCTTTATCGGTTTTCATATCAATGCTCCACACCATACATTTCATATTCAAAATCATACATCAGATCAAGCAGCGATTGGAAGTATGCGTACTTAACTACATTGTTTTCTTCACCAGTTTCCTCGACAATCTGAATGAAGGCTACCATGTTCTCTTCAGTGCTAAACACGAAACACCTGGTAGAATCATCATGATAAGTTACCATCACGACGTAAATGATGGGCGGCCCGTACAACATATCCAGCATGATCTCTTCGCGTTCTTCTTCAATGCTCATGCAATCTCCCAAAGATTTGACTGATGATCCCCGATCAGGTAGCAGTCGAAGCGATCAGGGAAAAGCTTCTTGTGTGTCCGACAATACTTCCTTGCCTCTTCTCGATCCAAGAAGGTGTGCAGGAATTCCTTAACCTCACCAAACCCATAAACATATACCCGAATGTTACTCATAAAAATACCTTCGCAATGTATACAGAGAAAAACGTTCCAAACCCAACCACTTCCAGCCAGTAGTGTTTAATAAAACACATCAGCAGTCTCATGTCAACAGTTCCTCCCATAATATTTCAATTCTGCATTTAGCCTAGCTTTTACAGCATCATCATAATTGGTAAAGTAACCAAGGTTGTACTTTACCCCTTCTTTATTTATAATGGCAGCCCATTTTTTCGACTTTTTGTGGAAACTCACACCAACCTTTCCAGATGTGTTCCTTGGGGAATCCCTATTGTAAAGCTGTTCTGATATTTTTGCCCATTTACAATTCTCTTTGCAATAGTTGCCATTTCTGTCAATGCGTTCGATTGTTTCATTATCCCTTGGTTCACCCATATCAGATACAAAGTTATCATACCCATCTTCAGGATGCAACCATTCATCGCAAACTTTCACCCCTTTGTCAAAATAAAATTCTCTTCCTGATCTTCCTTGACCTCGGTATATCATACCCTTCCATACTTTATATGATCTTTTTTGAGAATTCCCATGTCTGGAAACTTTTTCTTTGTGATAGCAACCGCAACTTTTTGTATTACCTATTTTCACTAAACTAACAAATATGGATTTAATATTCCCACACTCACACAGGAAAAATGCCCGTCGTTCACCCTTCTTCTCCACATCATCAAAAAGATAACTCAACAAACTGTCTGGATTAATGTTTTCACCAAATCTATATTCAATTTTCTTAGTCATTTTTCCTCCAATCATAAATTGGTTCCACTTTCGCAAGATCATCTAAAACCCACCACTCACCATTCCGGTACACGCGCAACCTCCCAAACTTGTCCCGGTAATATCTAACAGGAAACCCTTGTTTAATCAGCTTTGTGACATGGTGGATTCTTACAGTGAATTCCTCATCAGTCAAGATACGACCCAACAGAGTGTTATTCATTCCTTGGTGTACAGTAGCCATCTTAGTCATCCTCTTCGTCAGTGTCAACAGGTAATGTCTCAATAATGTTAGTATACTTTAGTTCAATATCTAGATTAAATCTTTCTCCTATGTCTTGAATATCATCAAGGGTTAATACATCATTGTTGTGAAGATGATATAAGGTTAACAGAACATGTTCCATCTCGTCAAGGTACATTCTGTTAAGTTTTTGTAACTGCCTTGTGAATTCCTGTTGTTGATGATTCATCCTGTCCTCCTGTCTGTTGTGATAAGGTCATCATACCTCAACCTTCCTGTCCGTGTCAATAAAAATTTTTCTAGTATCAACCCTTGACAGGAAGCCCATTCTTGTTGTACCCTAATTATATTATTATAATATATATATATTACTATAATATCTTATCTAGAATATCTAGACTAGATTATTTCTTATCTTAGATATTCTTATCAATGTTATTCTTGTTATAGACATTATATTCTAGACATAATCTATATTAAGAATATTCTAGGTAAGAACTTCTCTGTCGTGACCGATGGATGAAGCATAGACCACCCTGGTCCCACCTGTCAAGAAATTTAGATGAGAAAAAGTCTTGACACAGAGGGTCAACCTCGCTTATAGTGGAGACATCAACAACGAAACGGAGGTTTACATGGCTATCAGAATGAAGGCTGGGACGTACTACATCGGTGATCCCTGCTATGTCATCCATGACGACAACTGGATGGGTTTTCTTGACCTGATGTATGAGGTGGATGATAATGAATTCCAATACAAGGGGTTCACCTGTTGGGTAGGTAGCACCGCATTCGGTGATGGTATCTACTTTGACAACTTTGACAACAACTACCCTGTTGATGCTGGCTTGATTGGAATTGTACCTGTTGGTGCGGTTGAAGACAAGACTGGTTTGGAACATGGTAACATTGCTGTCTTCAGCGAAGACTTTACAATCGACTACCATTGTGGATACTTCAACATTGGGGGTGTAGAAATCAATACGGACGATGAGGATGAAGATGATGAGGACGAATGGTACTGAGTGTGAGTGGTGTTACTATGAGGGGTCACTCAAGGAATTTAATAAGTGTAAACAGGACTTAGATTTTGTTGGTGTTGTTTGCAATGAGTGTTACTTGGAATCTCTAGAAACAACTGTTACCCATGAAGAAGTTTTTAATTTTACCAAGAGTTTAGATTTAACGGGTAGGGAGTCTTCTTGTGGTCCTAGGATCAAAGCACCCGAAAAGGAAATAATTCCTACAGGTTTTCTCAGGAAGAACAAGGAGTATGTAAAAGAGGCGAGCAAGTTACATACTAAATATTATTATAATCATGATGACGTAAGAAAAGCCTATATTAAAGAATTGCGGAAAAAACGTTATGGTTTACTTGGTGGGAACTACAGGGACATTCGGGTAAGAGATCAGAAAAAGGTTTATGGTCTTTTTAGAAAAGAGTTACGAGAGATTTATAAAAAATCTCGTGATTTGAGAAAAGGTGGTCATGATGTTGAGGTCGATCACATTGTACCGATCAACGGTGAGAATGTTACAGGTCTGCATGTACCTTGGAACTTGCAGATTATACCTGCTGATGAAAATTTATCAAAGAGTAATTCATTTGATTCAATTATGGAAATATATGAGGTGGAAAATGGCTAAGGGGTATACTGGAATTGGGAATGGTAGGGTAAGTGGGTTTTACACAAGATGTCAAGCATGTGACATTGTTCTTAATGCTTATTACCAAGGCATCGGGTTGTGTATGGAATGTAACCGTGAAGCAAATAGGTCAAAACAGCAGCAAATTGTAGATCGGGACAATGCGTATGTTCGTGATGAAATGTACCGAGTCTATCTTGGTCAACCAGAGGAAGATATTTTTGACTTAGATAGCGTTGTAAAAATTGATAAAGACGGTGGGTGGTGGTGACTATGGAAAAAGACTTGACATAGTTAGTTAGATACTGTTAAACTACTGCATACTCGAAGAGGGAGAGGAAACGAAATGAACGAACAGCAGATGGTCGAACTGAGAGATCAGGCGCAACCGCTTATCGAGCTACTTGAGGAACAGTGTAGTGATCTTGGTAATTATATCGAGCACTACGCAATTGCAAATCCTGAAGTAACCGTTAAGGACATTGATGAAATTTATCGTCAGGTAAAAGCTACTTGCCGCGAACTGAATAAACTTGCGAAAGACAAACGTAAGCTCATGGAGGAATAAGACATGGAAGAACAAGCGAATCAAGAACGTCCGGTCAAACACATTGATGTTTCAGTACGGGTAACCAGTGGGGAAATGTTCCAGTTTGAAAGTCTGAGTGTTCACCTTGATGATAACTTCCTGTCACTTGTTCCGAATGAGAACATGGAAGAAGACATTGATGTGATTTCATTTCCTGTACAGAACATTGTGTTTCTTGCGACCCATAAAGTTTATGAGGATGAGGAATAATGGATTATATTGTTGACGCAAATGGTAAACAGATTCCGGTTAGTTATTTTGGCAACCTGAAAGAGAAACATGATACCTGTCGTGGTTATGTCGAGATGTATAACGCGATGGCTTCTGACAAGGGTATGCCTCTGTTGAATCTTGAGTACGCACTTGCTAAGATCAAGAAGGCACATGATAAGTTCTACGGTTACGACAATAAGTATTTTTCTAATGGAAAACTGAGAGAATAAGATGCCTGCTAAAAAGACTTATGAGTTTGGTGAAACCATTTATGGTTCATGGTTGACTTTTTTAATGGAGACTCGTCCACACACCAATCCTTCTGGTAGGTTACGCAGAAAGGCTTTCTTTTCTTGTGTTTGTGGGAACATTTGTGAAGTAATGATTGAATCTTGGAAATCTTGCTATACAAAATCGTGCGGCTGTTTTCATCGGAAAACTGTTAGGGAAAAATTTTCAACCCATCGTCTTTCCAAGATGAGGGCTTACACATCATATAAGTCTATGATTCGCAGATGTTACACTAAGACGGATATAGCCTATAAGGATTATGGTGGGAGAGGAATTAAAGTTTGTGATAGATGGTTGGATGGAGAAAAGGGGTTGCGGAATTTTATTTTTGACATGGGAGAAAGGCCAGAGCAATATACCCTTGAACGATTAGATGTTAATGGTGATTATGCCCCTGAAAACTGCATTTGGTCAGATCGGGTTATTCAAGCATATAACACTAGAAGGCATAAAACTAATACTAGTAGTCGTACAGGTGTTTACATCTCTCATTACAGAAAAGATGGTAAGCCTGTTTACTCGGCATATTGTCAATATGAAGGAGAAACAAAACATCTTGGGTCAAGTACGGAATACCTAGTTGCGGTTTCATTGCGGGAGGAAGCCGAGATTAAATATTATGGAATGATTAAACCTTCGGAGGATTTAGAATGAATTTAAGTACGATGGTAAGGGTAACCTGCGATGAGTAATCTTTGGATTAACATTCGATTCGGTATCCGGCATTTGATGATTGGTCCGAACACATTTAGCTTCAAGGTCAATCAATATAATGTCGTTAATCCGCCTAAACGATACTTTAAGGTCTTTAAGTTCCCACTGTTGAGGAAATAATTATGAAATCCGGTACAATCGTTAAAGCATATTGGAAACGTAAAAGCGAAACCGAATGGCGAGAGGTTGGGTCTAAAACCTCGACCCAAAAGGAGATCAAGTAATGGATCAAGTAAGTTTCCTGGTTATGCTTCAGTATTACGTTCAACTTGTGACATTTGGTTCTCTTTGGATGATGCCATTTGTCATGTAAGGTTATACCACTGGTAGTCTCCTGTCCTTTTCCTGGCTTGGATTACTGGTGGTTCTTATGCACTGGTTTAAAAATTCCCTCCAAAGTGACCTCTCGGTACACTTTTACGAACAAAAGTAAACTAATCCCCTCCTGCCCTATTCTGTGACGGTTTCTTTGTTGCGTGCTGATGTATCCCCAACATCACGGTAACAAGCCGTCATTTCCTGTTTTATCCCCTTTTATTTTTCATGGTGTAATTTATGGCAAACAAAGATAAACACATTGAATACGTAGATATTGATAGTTTTTTCATTGAATGGCTCGGGCCGGAAGGTGATTGGCCTGTCCAATATCTATGTGTTTCGGAAACAAGTGGTCTGTATTGGAACGAAGATATTATGGACCCCAACATTGTAGACGGTTCTCTTCTTCCGTTCAAGTTTGATCCAGAAGATACAATCAAACAGATTGCTGAGAAGTGGAAACTCAAGAAGGGTATTCAATTCGAAAGACGTAATCTGTTCAAGCATCCTACCGAACACGCTTGGCTTGTTGTAGAGAAACTTCCAAGTGGTGAACGTGACCCTGATACAAATAAGCTGATCCGAACGTATCAAGCGTACTGGTCCCGTAAGTTCAAAGCTGTCTCATGTATATCCCGCCTTACTGGTCGCCCACAGGGTAACCCCAGCCTTCAGGACAAAGAATACGCCAAGAAAGCATCCGCCAACGCTAAAGCCGCACGAAAGAAGCGTATGGAGAATGTCGAGCGTGCCGCCAAACGTCTGAACTTCAATCCTGCTGAACAACTTATTGCCTGGGCTCAGGGTGATGAGAATAAGCTCAATACGAAGCAACCAATAACTAACGCACAACGTCTTAAAGCATTGGAAATTTATGCCTCGTATTCCTACGCGAAACCAAAGCCGATTGATCCCCTCGCAATGGAAAAACAGAAAGAACGTCAATCCCTTCCTGTTGTTCACGTTACGCTTCCGAGTAATTCAAGAGAACTTGGTGACAAGGTTGTTACACACCAGTCACAAGATGAACTTGACAAATACTTCCAATCCCATTATACTGAACCTGATGAACTGGAAGCAGTTGATCGTGAAGCTGGTGAGTACGATGAAGAGAACGGGGTGTTCTTGCCTGACAATGGGAGGAAGGATGAGTAAGGTTGAGATTGCAGACTATCCCGGTTATTTTGCCTGTGAGAATGGTGATATAATCGGTAAACGCGGTAATGTTCTTGCTGGAAAAGTCACATGGGACGGTTATCGTGAAATTATTCTCAGTGATGGTGTTCGTCGCAGAAGTGTTCGGGTTCACACTCTCATTGCTGAGTGTTTTCATGGTGAGAAACCCGAGGGTTGCCAAGTAAACCATATCGACGGGAATAAACTCAATAACGCCAAAGACAATCTTGAGTATGTTACTGGAACACTTAATATGCATCATGCGTACAAAACGGGTCTTATGAAAACCAAGACTCTTGTGAACCTAACATATCAGGACTTCCACAAGATGTATGAGATGTACCATTGTGGATTTAGTTGCAAAGAGATTTGTGATTATTTATCTCTTGATATCCGAAGGTCGGATTACATCAGTGAGATTCTTTCTGGTAGGAAATTGTCTTCCCTTAGTGGTTTTACAAGGGATATGAGGAAGGATAAGGTGATTTCTTATGGCTAGATATGAAAGGTTGGAACCTCAGCCTGGTAAACAGTCCATGTTCCTAGAAACACAGGCTGACATTTGTTTGTACGGTAAAAATCCTCTGCCGTACTAAAACCCCTCTAATTCAGGGAAACCTAAGTCGAAAGATAAGGCAATCCTGAGCGAAGCTTAACCCGGCCTTTGTGTCGGGTTTTGAACGTGCAGAGACTAATTGTAGGCTCCAAGCGGAGTCGAAACGGGGGGATTGGTTATTACCAATAAGATATAGTCCGACACTCTTGGAAACAAGAGAGATGAGTAGCGATCATCGTAACATGCACCGGGAGGTGCTGGTAGTGGTAAGACCTTCGCTCTTCTGCTTGAGTGTCTGAGGCATAAAGACGTACCGAATTTCTATACGATTTTCTTCCGTCGTACTAAAGCCGAGCTACGCCACCCTGGCGGTCCTTGGGACGAATCATTCAACATTTTTAATAACTTTCCCGACGCTGAATCTTACGATGGTGTCATGAAGTGGAACTTCCAGAACAGCGGTAGTCGTGTACAGTTTGCTGGTATCGAACTTGAGAAGGACTTGGAGAACTACAAAGGTTCACAGGTGCCATTGATTATCTTCGATGAGTTGACTGGTTTCACTGAAAAGATGTTCTGGTACATGCTTTCTCGTAACCGTTCTGGTACGGGTGTCCGTCCGTATATCCGAGCTACTTGTAACCCGACTTCTGAAGGATGGGTACGAACACTTGTAGACTGGTGGATTGACGACGAAGGTTTCCCAATTGAGGAACGCTGTGGTGTTCTTCGTTGGTTTGTCCGTCGTGGTGAGGATACTCACTGGTACAATTCCAGAGAGGAAGCTGAGAGTATTTGGGGTAAGGATGCAATGCCCAAGTCTTTTACGTTCATCAATGCGACCGTGAAGGACAACAAGAAGATTGACCCTGCATACGAAGCAAACCTGAAATCACTCTCACGTATCGACCGTGAAGCACTGCTCTACGGTTCATGGAATGTCAAGGCTAACGCCGGTAGTTATTTCCATCGTGATTGGTGTGAATTTGTCGATATCAAAGATGTTCCACCACCTAAAGCTGAGATGCGTGCATGGGATACAGCATCAACCGAACCTTCCGAGGTTAATCCTGATCCTGACTACACAGCAGGGGTAAAGATTCGCTTGGGAACAGACGGGTATTATTATGTAATGCATTCTATTCGTGATCGTAAACGTCCTTCTGGCGTAAAGAAAATGATGCGTAAGAAGGCTGAACAAGATGGTCCCAAGTGTACAGTCGGTATCCCATTGGATGCTGGTGGTGCAGGTAAGGCTGTCTTTGAGGATCACGCTAAGAACCTTGTGGGTTACAAATTCAAGAAGTGTAAGACGACTAAATCTAAGTTGGAACGTTTTGAACCATTCAGTGCTGCCGCAGAAGCAGGTCTTATCAAGATCGTTCGTGGCGACTGGAATGAGGATTACTGCAAAGAACTCGAAAACTTCGTTGGTGATGGTACTGGACACGATGACCAGTGTGACGCCACAAGTGATGCTTTCAATAATCTTTCATTGGGTCAAATCGCACCAACTGACTTCAAATTGAATATGGGTGCCATGCAAGGGACTAATATTTGGAACATGTAAAGAAATATTTACAATAAGTGTTGACAAGGGATTACTAATGCTGTTATTCTACTGCATAGAAATAAAGAAGATAATTCCTTGTCAATCACCAATAAGTCTAATACAGCAAATTTAAGGGGTTTATATGGCAACACCTGAAAACTCGTCAATGAAAAGAACCCTTGCTGAACTTGGTGGTACAGGGCTGAGACATAGCGGCGGAGACATTTCCGAAGAAACAATCATTCGTGATCTTCAATGGCCCCGTTGCGTCAAAGTTTTTAAAGAGATGGAAAGTGATTCGTTGATTGCTGGCGCATTGTTCGCCATTCGACAGTTTATCCGTTCATCTCGTTGGAAAGTTGAAGAATACTCTGGTCCGAATAAGCCTGCCAGCGCAGCAGAGGATGCTCGCTTCGTTGAAGAATGTCTAGGTGATCTTGATAAACCATTCAGCGAAGTCCTCACAGATATCCTTTCGTTTCTTACTTATGGCTTTAGTGTCCATGAGATTGTTTACAAGAAGCGTCAAGGTCTAGTTAAAGATAAGCGTTATCGTTCGAAATATCAAGATGGTATGTACGGTTGGCGCAAGTTCCCGATTCGCTCACAAGATACGATTGAGGATTGGGATATTACACCAAGGGGTGATCTGGAAAGAATTCGTCAGCATGATCCGTACAACGGTATTGACGTTTGGATTCCTGAAGATCGTTTCCTGTTGTTCCGTACAAACGCATACAAGGATAACCCTCGCGGTCTTTCCGTACTTCGTTCAGCGTATCGTTCGTACTACCTGAGAAAGAACATTGAGATTCAGGAAGCGATTGGTGTTGAACGTGATCTTAGTGGTATCCCTGTGTTGAGGGTTCCAGACGAGATTTTGCGCGATGATGCTGATGAGAGTGAAAAGGCGTTAAGGTCTTATCTTGAACGCATGGGTTCAATGGTTAAGCGTAATGAACAGGCGTTCGTAATGCTCCCAAGTAACGTTTGGGGTGAAGCTGGTACTGGTGACAAGGTTTATGATATTGAACTTTTGAGTTCATCTGGTGCCAGGCAAGTTCAAACCGGACCTGTGATTGAAAGATATGATCGACGTATCCTGCAATCAATTTGTGCTGATGTTCTTCTGGTTGGTGGTCAGTCTGTAGGTAGTTACTCTCTCGCATCCACAAAAGCTGACATCTTCAAGATTGCAATTGAGAGTTATTTGGATACCATCGCTGACCAGTTCAATGAGAAGGCTATTCCTCTTCTGTTCGAACTGAACGGTAAAGACCCGACCAAAACTCCAAAGATGGTTCACAGTGGGATCGAGAAAGCACATCTGCCCGATCTGGCTGACTTCCTCAAGAAAGCATCTGAGGCTGGTTTCATTACTCCTGATGATGGTATTGAGAATGATCTGCGTGGACTTGCTGGCTTCGATGAACTTAAAGCCTCTGGTGAAGATTCTGTAATGCAAAGGGCGAGACAGCGAAGTGAAATGTTCTCTGTCCAAAATCCAATGGATGAAACGACTAATGAGGAAGGTAACGGTGAGGGTGAAAATGAAAACACTTTCACCAAATCTTTCAACTTAATTCCTGACACATAATGGGGGAGTGACAATGGCCGAACCTTCTCCTTTTAGTGAAGAGAATGAACTTGAAGATTCGGTTGAGGAAGAATTGCTTGCACTTTTGGCTTTGGCCTTTGTGCAGGCACCTCGAATCGAAAACTTTACAAGGCAATCATTCCAGACTGTGCAGGATCGTTTTAGGTCTGAAGTTTCTAGGGTAATGCCCTTCCTTTACGATATTTCTTCTACCGCTTTGCAGACGGGCTTGGATCGAACTAAACGTGAACTCTCCCTCGGTGACATACTGTTCGATCAGACAAGCCCGCGACTACAAGCATTCGTTCGGCAAGTATTCCAAGATAACATTGATGAGATCATGGATACCAATGAACGAATGTGGGTAAAACTTCAACAGGTTGCTCAGGAAAAGGGTTGGACTGATAAACAACTGTTTGATGCATTCAAACGTTATTACGGTTTAACCCCAAACCACTTACAAACAATCTTGAATATGGAAGATGCCATGAGAGCAAGTGGTACTTCCCAAGCGTCAATTGAAAGACAGGTTCAATCACGAATTGATCGTCTTGTTGAATGGCGTATTAGATTGTTTGCCAATCTGGTTGGTACTGAGGTTGTTGAAGGCTCAAAAGAAATCGCGTGGACTGCTGCTGTAAATGATGGGCAACTTGATCCATCACAGTATGTTAAGCTTTGGGTTAGTGTGGTGGATGGTAATACTACTGATGTTTGCCTGTCTTCGCATTTAACCACTGCGGAAATTGGTGGTGTGTTTCCAAATGGTAGACCTTACCCACCAGCATTCCCACCGTTACACAGTTGTCGTTCGTCTGTGAGAATTGTAAAGCGTGTTTAAAAGTTTGAACCGAAAAGGGTAGCTCCCCTGTTCATGCCATCTCATAAACTAGGTTCATCTATTTAACCTAGATGGGGGTTGTATGGATATTATTAGTAGAAAAGACGCAATAAAATTAGGTGCTAAAAAGTATTTTACTGGTAAACCTTGCCGGGATGGACATTTTTCACCCAGATACACTAATAATGGTACTTGTGTAGAATGTAAGAGATTGCAATATTTGGATGCAATGTCTGATAATGAATTCCGTGAAGCTAGAAATGCCAAAGAAAGGGCTAGGCGCAATACTCCTGAAAGTAAGGTTAAAAGGGCGGAATATGTAAAGAAGCATCGCAAAGAGCTTTATGATATTGGTGGTGAAAAACTAGCAGCACGGAGAGCACAAAAAGCAGCTAATGAAAGTAAAAGACGGTTTCTCAAAAAGGCATCTTCGCACCCGGTATTCAGTGAAGAAATTAATGAGATATTCTTAGAGGCGAAAATGCTCGAAGTTAAGCTGGAACAGTGTGTGGTTTCTGATGACCCCTTGGATACTAAAGTGAATGTAGACCACATAATTCCTTTAAATAATGATAAGGTGTGTGGGTTACATGCACCACAGAATCTTCAGATATTACCGGCTAGGGTTAATTATAGTAAACATAATAAGTTTGAACCATTCACTGAATACTATTTGGGGTTATGACACATGACTGAAAACTTTACACAAAGTATTATAGAACTGGTAGAAAAACATTTTGGTGGACCATCTTCCCAAGAGACTGAGGTAACCAAAGCTGTTGATACAGAACAACGTATGGCCATGTTTGTTGTGTTAGAACCACAAGATGGTGATTCAACCACTGATGCTCATGGTGATACGTATACTGCCGATGAGATTGAGAAGGCATGTATTTCTTTTAATCAACACTCAATGAAAGCAAACCTGTTTCATAAAGTTGAAACAGAAAATGCCAAGATTGTGCAGTCTTTTATTTCACCGTCTGACTTTAAAACAGAAGACGGACGCCACATTAAGAAAGGTACATGGTTACAGTGGTGGCACTTCCCAGAAGGTGATGAGGCATCAGATAAACTTTGGGAAATGGTTAAGTCTGGTGAAATAAACGGTGTAAGCATTGGGTGTAGAGGACAGGTGGAAGACCTATGACAAAACCACAAGAAGTTAAAGCCAAGCGTCGAATTAAAAAATTCGATTTTGATTATAACGGTTCTCATTGTGCGTTGGTTGGACCTTCCGTTGGGGGCGCCGCTAATCAACATACCACTTTGATTACCAAAGCAACCAACGGTGTTACTGACCATGCCCCCGACGAAGAAATTCAAAAGGCTGTAAATGTCAACCTGAAACTTCCGCTGATGGAATTTCTTACCCGTTATCTTTACGTCGATATTGACGCTGCTGAAACTATCGCCGGGATGCTTGGTTACAGTTACGAAGACATTTACGAAGTGGAAGACGATATTACTTCCTTCCGTGAAATGGTCCAAAGTAATATGGATAAAGTAACCAGCATTGATTCAAATAGTGATGAAACTGGTCGTGAAGAACGTATCCGTCAGGCTGAAGAATTCATTGAGAACTTCAACAGCTTTGATGAAAAATACTTTGTTGAAAAGTCTTTGGGGGAAACCCCTAAAGGTTCCTCATCTTCAGTAGAGAAAGGTGGGGAAGTAAATACTGAAGATGAAACTAACGTTAAACAAGAGGAAACTCAAATGACTAAAGAAGCTGATATCCAGAAGAGCGAAGTCGAGATTGAACTGGAAAAAGCTCGTGAGCAACTGGCTGAGCTTGAAAAGGCCAAAGAAGATGCTGAAAAAGCTAAGCAGGAAAAGGCCGATCTTGAGAAGTCTTTCAAAGAAGTGAACGAGACTGTTGCTGTCCTGAAGGCTGCTGAAGAGCGTCGTAAGGAAGAGCATTATCTCGCTAAGGCCAAGGAACATACCCTGGTCGTTACCGAAGAGAATCCGGCTGAAGAACTCGCCAAGGCTCTGCGTATTGCTGAAGAAACTGAGGGTTGTGAAGCTCTCGTTAAGGCTTTCGAAGCCTATCGTGATACCGCTACCAAGGGTGATATGCTGGAAGAAATCGGTAAAGCTAAGACCGACGATCAACCTTCCGGTTCCAAGCTGGATGCCGCTATCGAGAAAGCCAAAGAAGCCCATTCCGTGGACTATCTGAAGGCTCTGGATATTGTCCAGCGTGAGCAGCCTGAACTGTTCGCTGAAGAATACCGCTTCTAATCGGTACTTCATTTAATACTTTTTAATCCAATTAGGAGTTATACATAATGGCTTATAACACTATTTCTCAAGTTGATTTCGGTCAGGCTATTGCTGCCAGCGATTTCACTGGTGATCTGTTCAAGGGTGCTATCCTTACTGGTGAGTCTGTTGATCTTGCTGGTTCTGCTGGTGGCCGTATTGATGCCGTGGTTCATACTGATGCGCCCGCTGGCATTTCCGTTCGTCTGGTCCTGAAGGGTGTCACCAAGGCTTCTGCCGGTGATTCCGTTACTGCTGGTGATGAAATTGCTGTGGATGCTAACGGTCAATTCGTTACTGCTACCACTTCCGATATCGTGGTTGGTAAGGCAATCACTGAAGCTGGCGCTCAAGGCGAAATCTTCACCATGTACTTCTACGGTGCTGATAGCTACGCCGCTAGTTAATCCATCTTATTAATTTAATTAGGAGCTAATAGATATGCCTATTTCTCAACCGACTCAGTATCAAATTCTTGATGCGGACCAGCGCCTCACTAACATCTCGATTCTGCAACTGAATGATCCGAGCGTGTTTGTTGCTGGTCAGATGTTCCCGACTGTACCCGTTAACCTGCAAGCTGGCAAGTATGTCACTTACAACAGCGGTGACTTCAACAAGACCGAAATGCGTGCTACCGCTGACGGTTCTCCGGCTCCGCTGGCTGGCTGGGGTAAAGGGGAAGACTCTTACTTCTGCGAGACTTACAAAGAAGCTACCATCATTGGTCCGGCTGCTATGGCTAACGCCACTGCTCCGTTTGATCTTCTGCGTGACAGCACAATGATGCTGACCCAACACGCTCTGATCCATCGTGAGAAGCAGTTCAAGTCCAACTACATGAAGACTGGTGTTTGGGCTGTGGACAAGCAAGGTGTTGCTTCCAACCCGACTGGCGCTCAGTTTATTCAGTGGGACGACTACACCAACTCTGATCCGATTGGTGACGTTCGTGCTTCCGCTGATGCTCTGGCTGTTGCCAACTATGGTCAGCGTCCGAACATCTTCGCTATCTCTCGTGATGTGTTTAGCGTTCTGGTCGAGCATCCTGCTCTGATCGAGCGTATCATCTACATCGCTGGTAGTGAACCGGCTCGTCTGTCTCGTCAGCACCTTGCCGCCCTGTTCGAAGTGGACAGCGTTGTGGTTCTGGATGCCGTCGAGAATACCGCCAACGAAGGTGCTGCTGCTACTCCGAGCTACATCTTCCAGAACGAAGCGTTCCTGGCGTATCGTCCGTCCAGCCCCGGCCTGATGACAGCTTCTCCCGGCTATATCTTTAGCTGGAACTACCTGTCTGGCTTTGGTGGTACTGCTGTTCGTCGTGAAGAGCGTACTATGCGTGAAGGTGGTGGTACTTACCTTGAGGTTGCTACTTCTTACGACATGAAAGTTGTGTCCGATACTCTCGGCACCTACTGGCATTCAGTTATTTCTTCTAGCTGATAAATAAGGAGGGATTAAATGGCTCTACATAAGAACTTTGATCCCTCTAAACAGTTCCGTGTTACCAAAACTTTTCATGAGGGTGGGCGTAAATATGTCGAAGGTGACGTTTACGCTCCCCGTACTAAAGTTGGTAAGACAAAAGCTCTTTTTCGTCACTTTGTAGCAGGACGAATTAAGCAAGAAGAAACTGTTTCAGAGGTTTCGACACCAGCCAAGAAAGAAGAATTTAGTACATCTACTTCTGCAAAAACTGAAACTTCTTCTACTACCCCCACCACTTCTACTTCTAGTAAACGTGGTCGTAAAAAGAAGAAGCCCGCAACACCTTCACCTCAAACATCTCACACTGATGAGCCTACCGATATTTAATTTCTAAAATGTGGGGTCTTACTAGTTTCTGGCAAGCAATGGTTCCCCCACGACCGCTTGCCTTTTTTATTATGTAAAGGAAACAGTTATGACTGACTTTTGGAAACGAAGGGCAATGGATACCTTGTCAGGAAGGTTCGGGTAACAGAACAGTTGGTGCCTTTGCGTCGAGTGGTTTCGAGAAGATCATTCCTCCAAACGCAACCATCTTGGCTAGATTTATAAACAATGGTTCTGTTTCTGGTGAAGTATTGTACTTCTTGAGTGTGTATGAGGGTCCGATTGCACCTAACGGTAATTAAGATATGCATAACCCATTCCAAGTTAGAGAACCCGGATTTACACAATATCCCGGTTATGATGAAAGTCAATAGGGAGAATGATTAACAATGTCACTTTTGTATGTAACAGGTCAGAGCAGCTACACTAGTTCTGCCATCGGACCAATTGGTAAGCGAGCATCCACCGACTATTATCCTCCGAGTATTAAATTTCTCGTGTGGGGTGATTTTGGTGGTGGAGACGTAAAGATTGAAGTCAGGATGCCCGATGATAGTTGGGTAAGTTTTCCTGACCTCACATTCACAGGTAATACCGCACAGGAAATATCACTCTTTAATGGTGCAGTTGTTCGTGTTGTTGTAACTGATACAACTTCCGTGAATGTATTTGTTGATAACTGATAAAGAATCAAGGGGTCATTAATGGCTATTTCAGGATATAATGTCACAAGTGAAACAAGCTCAGTATTAGGCCCCATTGGTTCAGGTGGTGGCGAAGAAGTTCGCTTATATCTTTGGGGTACTTTTGGTAGCGGTGAGATTCAGGTTGAAATCCAAATGCCTGATGGTACATGGACTGCTTTTCCTGAACTTCTATTTACATCACCGGCTGCACAAACGGTTAAAGTATTTTCTGGTGCAAACGTCCGGTTGATTGTAATTGGTGCGACAGATGTTAGTTATTATGTTACAGATTAATGTGGGGATGAATAAATGATTACAGGAAGTGTTTCAAGACCAGCTTATTCACCACTCGCAAAAGCATTGAATGCCGTTTATCATGGTGGTGCTCTTTACGGTGAACTAGAACCGTTGATTGAAGCTTTGTTCGGCAACGGCGAGGCCGGGGCCATGTACATCCCGAAGCCCCAGGTGCTCGGCCAGCAGGTGCTCTATCAGGATGCTGCCGGGACGGTGCCGGTAGTGGCGGACGGTGACCCGGCGGGGTTGATGCTGGATGTGAGCGGCAATGACAACCACGCCAGCCAGTCCACTAGCGCCGCCCGCCCGCTGTATCGCACGGATGGAGTGCGGCATTGGTTGGAAGGTGATGGGGTAGATGATTACATGATCGCGGCATCCCTCTTTCTACCGCAACCCTACGGATTGTCGATAGCGTTCAATGAGCCGTCGGGCACAAGGTTCTTGCTGGACGGGGCAACAGGTAATAATGACGGCTCTATTGCCACAGTTTCTGGGCTACGTTTCTATGTTGGTACCGGTGGCATCGCTAACAGTGGATATGTGCTGAATACTAATGCCGTTGCTACAGCATTAGCTAATACCGGCGAGTCATATCTGCGCGTGGATGGCGTCCAGTCAGACGGCTCCGTCGGATCGGCTGCGCTGGACGGACTGGTGATCGGCGCGACAGGTGGTACTAAGAGTATCAACTTTACCAATAACATATACGGGATCGCTTACAGGGAAGGCGGTTTCGGTTCGAGCGTGTTATCGGACACGGAAGCCTACCTCGCCAAACTCGCAGGAGTCACGCTATGACCACCGACTATCAGCAAAGAGCAACCATCGCCGTCCCCGAATCCCATATCCCCGACGCCAACCAGATCGCCCTATGTCTCGGGGAATCCAGTGCCGACGACCAGACCTTCGGCACGGCCCACTACCAGGACGCCAGCGGCAACCTGTACGCAGTCGCCTCTACTGTCGCAAAACCAATCTTTGCGCAGATGGCTGGACAACCATTAACTGCCCCAAATCATTCTCCCAATATGGATTTGGAAGCAGCAACCCGCGCACAAGTATTACTGTCAATCAATCAAGGTGAAGCATCGCCAGATAAGATTGCGGTAATACTTGGTGATCGGTTGGAGTCTGCTCAGGATCATATTGCACAACTTGGTCTTGAGCCTATGCAAGTTGAAATGGAGATATAAACCATGCAAATCTCTGAGTCTAATGTTTCCAATGTCACAAGTAATGTAATTGGACCTATCACATCGGAAGAAGAAACCATTAGGCTCTATGTATGGGGCGACTTCGGTAGTGGTAATGTTAAGGTTCAGGTTCGGATGCCTAATGAACAATGGGTGTCTTATCCAGAATTGACATTCACCACTACTGGATCGTTTGGTATTCAACTTTTCCCAGGTTCAACCGCAAGGATTGTTGTAGAGAATGCAACTGACATTTCATTCATGTGTTTTGTTAAGTCACTCTATGATGATCTTGCTGTTGTTACACGAAAGAATCCAGAAGGGTTTGCCTACATTCCGAAACCGTATGTGTTAGGTCAACAGAATCTTTATCAGGATGCTGCTGCCACAATCCCTGTGACAATGGATAACCAGCCTGTAGGATTCATGCGTGATATTTCACCAAATGGTAATCATGCGACACAACCTGATAATTCCCGTCGTCCGATCTATAGGCGGGTGAATGGTAGGGATTACTTGCAATTTCCTGTTGGCGGTACTGCCCGCATGAATATACCACCTAATGCTATTACAGGTTCTACAGCAACATATATCCTTGGTTTTACTGAACAAGGGACGGACAATAGTATTCTTCTTGGTGCTCAAGATGCAAATACATCGTTCCTGTTCGTATCACTTGAAGGATCATCTAGTACGACCATTAATGCGAATGCTACTTACGAAGACTTACGAGTGAAGGACGGCGGTTCCATGGTTCCGGTATTTGCTGTACCAACCACTCGTGATGGTAACTGGTCTGTGCTGGAAAACCACAACAAGATTACTTTCCAAAGATTGCAACTGAGTGGTACATTCATTACTAACGGTGCTTATCTGTTAGGTTATGATTCTGATGGATGGGAAGCTGAGGGTGAATTCCATGGTGCAATCTACATTGAAGAAAATCTTCGTGGTGATGATCTTACACTTGCTGAATCATTAATTATCACACCTTAATCACAGGAGATATTGAATGAGTTTTACATATACAGGAGATTTGACTGTTCCCCTGCAATATCTCCGATTTAAACTGAATGACAAGGTAGAAGAATATGCCTTGTACCAAGATGAAGAGTTGAACTACTTTATCAACCAGATTCAGGGGACACCTACAGAAAATGATCTGAACAAGGTTGCATTGAAGATTCTACGTCAACGTCTTCAAGAAATCTTTCGTGGTCCTTCAAGGGAACGTGCTGGTCAAGTTGAAGTCTATGGTCCTTCTGCTGAATCACTGAAACTTGCCATCGGTGAACTTGAGAATGAGATTCGTCGTAACTCTCCGGCTAAACCTTATTTCGGTGGTGTAGATAAAGGTGACATTGATCGCAACCGGAAAGATGACAGTATTGACCAATATCACTTCCGTCATGGTCGTGTATTTCCTGACAGTAATGATGGATTCTTTGGTAACTGGGAAAGTGACCTATGAAAGCTGTATTGGATTTAAGCGGTCTGCGTGATCTTGAAAAGGATTTGACCAAGCTGGAATCCAAACATGTTGAGTGGGGTTTCCTTAGTGGTGAACATTCTACTGCTGAAATGTCTTACGCTGAACTTGCTTGGATGCTTGAGGATGGTACTGACAAGATTCCCCCAAGACCAGCATTCCGTGATATGATTGCTGGATTGATTACTTCACACAAAGCATTTGAGTATGAAATTAAGGATGAAATGCAGCGTCTAGTGTACGGCATGGGTAATCCTTACAATGTTCATAAAGCGTCCGGTGAATACCTTAAAGCATTGTATACTGATACGATGGTTAGCTGGTTCTCGGATGGTTCGATGAATAGACAGAACTCGAAGGTGACGAAGGCAATCAAAGGTCATGCTATGCCTTATGTCTGGACTGGTGAACTTGTACAGAATGTTGAATATCAAATCACATAAGGGAGGGGTGTAAATGGCTCGAATCTCAAATATGCCCCTTGCTCTTGTGGGGCGAAGAAAGTATACAGTCACCAGGGTTACGGCTGGTAGTTATGTGAATGGTCGTTGGGTAGAAGGTGCAGAAGAACCTGCCTTCGAAGTCATCGGACACGATCAACCTTCTGGCGCTGATGAAATTGTCATGTTGGATGAAGCATTCCGATCAAAAGATGTGAGGTTGTTTCTGTCAAATGCTGAACTGATTACACTTCAAGAATACACTGACCGGACACCAGACAAGGTATTGATTGATGGTTTCTTGTTCGAGGTTCATCGTAAGAAATCCTACCATATGGGTCCTCTCAACCACAATGAGTATATCTGCGTCAGAGAGGAACAAGGCGCTGGGGGAACATCATGAGTGTAGAAGATAAAGTTGAAAAGAATTTCTCAGATAAAGACTTGCGGGGTCTTTACTATGTTTATGTTCTTTCTCATAATGGTGTTCCATTTTATGTGGGGAAAGGTAAGGGTGACAGGTGGCGTCATCATTTCTATGACCATTGTGAAGAGTCCAGCAGAAAAAGTAACCCTTATAAGTTTTATAAAATAAATAAGATTCTGCATTCTGGTGACAAGATTTCTGTTAGTATTGAGTACACTACGACTTCAGAACAAGATTGTTTAGAAGAAGAACTACGTTTGATTCATCTTCATGGTAGAAAATGTGATGGTGGAACTCTTACTAATTTCAAAATTGAAAATGGAGAATCAGTTAGCATTCGTGATGTTTGGAGTGGAGAAAGGGTAAACCAGTATCGCTCACGCATGACAGACGAACACGGTTGGGCTGATCCAGAGTTAGTGAAGCAGGCGAAGTTGCTTTATCATTATCGGGGGCTTGATAGTGTTCAAATTTCAGAAATGGGAGAATTCTCAACTTTTCATTCTGGGACAATTCGACAATGGATTCTTCATGGGAATGGGATTTTTGATTATGTCTGCCCTCACCTGAATGATAAATCAGGTCTTATTAATGAGAAAAGAACAGAAGCATTAAACCTGTATCTAAATAGTAGTTTTTCAAAAAGGCAAGTTGCTAAGATTCTAGGTTTAAGTCAAGGTTTTATTCAACGATCTCTTTCTGGAATTGTTCGAGAAGAGCAGGGTGCAGGAGGTACTAGCTAATGTTTCTACAGAACATTGAAGATGCCATCCTGGTCACAATGAATGATTACTTCAACATTCCAGTCATTCTAGAGCATCAAGGTGGTCCTGAACCAACTGGTGATTATGGCGTATTTGGTCTATTGACATTCAACAAGGTTAATCGAAACAAGTACAATAGTTACAAGTCAGGTGCGGATTTCAAAGAACGAATCCAGCAAGATTATTACATAACCGCTACCCTGCGTTTCTATGGTGATAGTTGTTATGATAATGCTTTTGAAGCACAATCAGTATTACAACTAAAATCAACCCAAGAAGAACTTTATACATTTAATTGTATCAGTATTCTTGATATTACAAATGTTCGAAGGTTGCCTGAACTAAGGGATACTGGTTATATCCAAAAGGCTTCTTTTGACATTAACATGCTGGTCGGATATGAATTCGTCCGTGATGTTGACTGGTTTGATACTGTTTCTTATGAGGGTGAATATGTTGACCTCGATGGCAATGTTATCCTTACAGAAGATGAAACAGTTTCAGCAAGTGATTATTCTCCTTAAACCCAAATCCTAACCTAATGGAGCAAATACATGGCAGACCTTAAAGAAATTATCGAGATTAACATTTCGCGTGAAACTCGCGGTGTTACTCGTCAAGGTTTCGGTACTCCCCTCTTTATTGGTAGTACCACTGGTGTCTTCTCTGACAACGAATATGTCCGTACTTATACTAGTGCTGATGCCGTTCTGGAAGACTTCTCTGATACCGACCCTGAATATATCGCAGCCTTGCGTGTATTCGGTCAACAGATTTCACCGACTTTCATGAAGATCGGTAATCATAAGACTGGTACTTCCTCTGTTGATTTTGAAATCGGTACAGTAATTGATTCTACAGTCTACAGCATCACCATTGATGATACTCTGGTTTCCGTTACTTCTGGTACTGGTGCTACTGCTCAGTCCATCGTTGATCTTCTGGAAGCAGAGTTTACCAATGCTGGTGCAGCCGGTACTTTTATTGATAACAGTGATGGTACTTTCCAAGTTATTCCCCAAGACCCGAATGACTTCACTTATTCTAACAGTGCTGAAATCACTGATACTGAGAATACTGAATCTATCGTTGATTCTTATGGCAACATCAAAGATGCCGATGATGACTTCTACTTTGTGACCATGTATTCTCACTCCGCTTCTGACATTGAAGCATTGTCTGATGTGGTCGAAGCTGAGAATCGTGTGTACATTACTTCCTATAATGGTAGTGATGCTCTGGACGCTCAAGAGACTGGTGATATCGGTAGTGTTCTGCAAGCGAAAGATGCTGCTCGTACAATGGTTATCTACGCTGAAGACCCGACCGAATATCCTGAAGCTGCATTTGTTGGTCTTCAGGCACCGAAAGACCCCGGTAGCACTACTTGGAAGTTCAAGACTGTTTCTGGCGTTACTGTTTCAAACCTGTCTACCACTCAGTCTCTTACCCTGAAAGGTACTCAGTTTGATTACGGTAAAGGTTACAACACTTACGAGCGTGTTGGTGGTCGGAATATCCTGCGTGAAGGTCGCATGACTAATGCTGAATTCCTTGATGTGATTCGTTTCGCAGATTGGGTTGAGGCTCGGATGCGTGAGCGTATTGCTCTGACCCTGTTTAACGCTGAGAAGATTCCTTATACTGCTGCTGGTTTCGCAATTATTGAATCTCGGATGCGTGAAGTTCTTCAGGAAGGTGTTGCTGTTGGTGGTCTTGACAGCTTTACTGTTACTGTCCCGAACCCGCGTACTCTTGATCCTAACCTGCGTGCTAATCGTGTGGCAGAAGGGTTTCAGTTTACTGGTGTTCTTGCTGGCGCTGTACACTTTGTTGGTATTCAAGGTCGCGTCACTATTTAAACCAGATAAGGTGGTCCTTGATTGGGCCACCAAACCTCTCTTCCAAATATTTAGGAGTTAAACATTATGTCTTGCGTTGGTACTTTTTCGCCTGATGCACTTGACGTTATCATTTCCAATGATGAAATGACTCATGTGCTCACCGGCTTTGTTGAAGGGACATTTGTTTCTATTGAACCGTTCGCTGAGCGAGTTACCCCGTCTTATGGTGCTCGTGGTGAAGCCTACCGTGTGATGAACCCTGTTAGTGCGTTCAATATGACTGTTTCCCTTTCTCAAACCTCTCATTCCAATGATATCCTTCATCGTCTACTTCAACTTGATCGTCAGACGTTTGATGGTACTTTCAATATTCTCGTCAAAGATTCTTCCGGTACTACTCTTCTGAGTGAGCGTTGCGCTTATATCGGTACAGAACCTACTGTTAGTTTCTCTGGTGGTGGTACTCTGGAAGGTCGTGAATGGGCTATTCATCTTCCGAAGCCGCAATATGTAATCGGGGGCAATAGCAGATTCACTCCTGATGAGGCGAGCAATTATGAAGCTCTTGGTGGGAATATTGATGCACAATGGCAGCCTCAGTAACATCGGCTGATATGTTTGGGCGGTGCAACGCCGCCCTTACTTTTGAACAAAGGAGGTTACGCTAATGTTACCTCAGACATATGCACCCTCTGAAGTAACAGTGTCTATTGCTTCTCTTTATGAGATTGCAGGTTTCTCACCTGGGTCAATCGTAAGTATAACAAAAGATGCTGCGCTATATTCCACGCAAAAGGGTGCTACGGGTGGTGTTGAACGAACACACATCTCTGATGCAACTTACACGTTGGAAATCACTCTTTCACAAACTAGTCCTTCCAATACTGTTCTGAATGCCCTTTCTGCGATTGATGATGTGACACGATCAGCAGCCTTCCCGGTATTCGTCAAAGATTCATCAGGAAACTCAATCTTTTTTGCTGCCTCCTGTTGGATTGAATCTCCCCCTAGTGCTTCCTACTCCAATACCCACCAAGACCGAACTTGGTCAATAAAATGTACTGAAATGGTCTTCGGTATCGGTGGTAACGGTGTGGGTACATCTGAAGGTGAAGTTCAGATTGCACAGCTTGCCTCTCTCCTTTCTCAATTCGGAAATAATCTTGGGGTGATCTAATATGAAACTAGCAACATTCTCCCCTAAAGATATTGTATTCAGTATCAATGATTATCTCATTACTGATTTTGCGAATGGGACATTTATAAATATCAATAAGAACAGTCCCAACTTCATGCAGGTGAGAGGAATTAGGGGTAAACATACTCGGGTTAGAACAAGGGATCGTTCTGGTAGTGTTACATTCTCCCTGATGCAAACATCCAATCAGAATGATCTTTTGAGTGAACTTGCATATCAGGATGACGTTAATCAGACGGGTCATCTTCTTCTGACTATTCGTGATGTTGGAGGTCAGACTTCTCTTCAATTTGGTAATGCTTATCTTGCGTCCACACCAAATCTTTCCTACGGTGCTGCATCGACAACACCTCGGGAATGGACTATCAACTTTGAATTCATTACAACATATGAAGTTGGTGGTAACGAAAGAAGTCCCTTTGACATTCTGGATAATCTAAATATTTTTTAATCATACTTGACTTGTTTCATTGTTTTGTGGTAAGATGGAATTCCACATCAAAAGGAGAACGGAATGGAACAATATGACAATCTGCCTAATTCCCGCAAAGAGGCGAAAGCCGTGAACTCGAAATGGTATTACACGGGAGTATCATGTAAACATGGTCACATCGCTAAAAGGAGAACAACAACTGGTAAGTGCTCGGTCTGTGAAAATAATTATTCTAAAGAAAGCCGGGCCGAGTATTATCAGAGAAACAGAGACTCAATGCTTAAAATTAGGAAAGAATGGAGAGAGAGGAATCCTGACTATTTTAAGAAGTGGCGTGAAAATAATCGGGACAAGGTGGAGAGCTACAAACCACAAAAAAGGAAACGTGCCAGAGAAATCTACAAACATCGTTACAATCACGATGTAAATTATCGAATCAGGCGTATTAGCAGGTCAATGCTCAGAAGGGCGTTGAATGAGTTAGGTGTAAGTAAAAATAGTCCCACCTGTGAGTTACTTGGGTATGATCGAGATATGCTTAGAGAACACTTGGAGGATAATTTTTTAGATGGAATGTCGTGGGATAACTACGGAGAAGTTTGGGAAATTGACCATGCAACACCAATCTCTAGAATGGAAGAGTTTGGAATAACAAGTGTTAGAGAAATTAATTCTTTGGGAAATCTTATCCCTATGTACAAAGAAGATAATAGGGATAAATTAGAAAAAACTTTGGAGGAGTACTTGAAGGATTACCCTTCCAAGATCAATCTATACGGAAAATTTTTAAAATAAGTGGGGTGTAATATGCGTGAACAGAAGACTGTAGAGATCAACGGCGATACTTTTATCATTACTTCGTTTGGTGCCAGGAAGGGGATTAAACTTGGCAAGAAAGTTGCTAAAATCGTTCTTCCTGCTCTCGGGACAATGTACAGTGGTCAAGAGAATGTAACATTCGCTGATGTTTTGTCTGTTGTAGCGGAAAATCTGGATGAACTAGACGATAAAACTATTGAAGAACTTCTTTCTGAAACTACTGTAAATAAATATGCTGTAGATTACGATAAGTATTTTAGTAGAAACTACAGCACACTGTTTCGGCTTCTCTGGGAAATCATTGAATTCAACTTCGCAGACATTTTTTCCGAACTCCCCGGTACAGACGAGGACAAGTAAACGAATCTGCCGGGGAGGGTAATAGTTCCTCTCAGAATGCTCAACGGCATTCAATGAATGTTTGGAGAAATTACGAAGAGAATTCGCAGATAGAACCAGAGATATACCTGATTGTTTCAAAGGGTAAGGCATCTTTGATTGAGTTAGATCGTGATTATTCGGTTGAAGATGCTTACGATCTAATAGAGATTATTGATATTGAAACAGACCTAGAATCTGCTGCACATAAGGATGCCGAACAGCAAAACAAACTAAATGGTAGGTAATAATTATGGCAGAAAGTCCAATTGCAAAATTGTTTGCATCCCTCGGTTTTAAAGTTGATAGAACCGGGTTGAAGGCATTCGAGAATGATCTTAAATCTGTAAAGAAAAAGATTGATTCTAAGGAAGGTATCTCTGGTGCTACTGACAGGACCAGAAAGAAGCAGAGCGCATTATTTAAGGAAATCAAATCCAACTACTCAAAGGTAAGACCTTCACTTGAGCAGATGAGAAAGGATTTGAGGCGTCTTGATGGGGCAATGTTTCAGAATAGGATTTCCGCTGAAGAATATGGTGAAGCAAGGAAGCGTGTAACACAACAAATCAGCAAGATTGAAACAGCCGCATATAATAAGAATAAGCAACAACTTCTTCGTGTTGAGAAGATGTTTGATAAGCGCAACTTCCAGTTGAAAGAATTGCGTACAAACGCTTCTTACGTGAATAGGCAATACAGGGCAGGTAACATCACCCTTGAAGAACGCAGACGGATTCTTGAAGGTATTTACCGTGAATATCGACGCATTCAGTCCGCGCAGACCGCAACTGCTGGTGCTGGTAGAACAGGACAGGCTAGAACTGGTCCGTATGCGGGTGGTGCTGATCCAAGACAGAAGGGTACTCACGGTATCATCTCTGCCCTTCACTCTGACGTTGGTCTTGGTGCTCTGGCTGGTGGTTTCGCTGCTGCTCAATCGGTAATGGCTTACCAGAGCTTCATCGCCATGGAGCAGGGTTTAACGGCTGCTACAGGGAGTGTTGAACAAGCCGGTAAGGAAATGGAATACCTGATGAACCTGTCTGATCGGATGGGTGTATTTGTTGGTGATCTTGGTAAATCCTTTACTGGTCTTGCTGCTGCTGCCAAAGGTACTTCAGTTGAAGGTCAGGGTGTAAGGGATATCTTTGAAGGTGTTTCTGCTCAGGCGAGGGTACTTAACCTCTCCGCTGCTGATACTCAAGGTGTGTTCACTGCTGTAACGCAGATTATGAACAAGGGCACCGTGATGGCTGAGGAATTGAAGAACCAGCTTGGTGAACGTCTGCCCGGTAGTATGCAGGCTGCTGCTCGTGCTGCTCATCAACTTGGTATCACTCAGGATGCAACTACCCAATCACTGTTTAAAGCAATGGAAGAGGGTAAGCTTGCATCAGAAGAATTCCTTCCGGTATTTGCCGCTGAACTTCTGAAGACAGCCGAAGCCGGTGGTGCGCTCGAAGCTGCTGTAAACTCTACTGGTGCGGCAATTGGTCGTTTCCGTACTAATCTCTATAAGGCAAACGCTGTATTCAATGAATCGGGTTTTGATCGTAATATCAGGATTCTGATTAATGTATTCAGTGAATTCTTCAAAACGTCCGAAGGGTTGTTTAAATTCCTCGGTGATAGTTCTCAAGTCTTGATCTATCCTCTGCGTGCATTGGGTGAAGCACTTGGTTTCATGGGACGAAAGGTAAGTGAGTTCGTTGATGAATCAGAAGGAAATATTGAAAAGTTACAACTCTGGGTTGGTCTTTTCGCTTCCTTGTGGAAATGGGGTCGTAAACTCCTTGTCTTCTTTGTTGCTCTTCCTGCCCTGATTTCTGGTGTTACCAAATACCTTGAGGAAGGAAACCTGTCTTGGGAAGAATGGGTTATCACCCTTGGTAGTGCTGCTGCTGTACTCTTAACGGTTCTGACCAGACTGCGTGGCATAAAGAACCTCATCAAAGGTGGTGTCGCGGCTGGTGGTGCTGCCGGTGGAGCCGCTGCTGCTGGTGGTGGTGCAGCTAGGACTGGCCTAACCTCTGGCGCACTCGCTGGCGCTGGATTGGCAGTGGGTTCTACTGCACTCGCTGGTTTCGCTGTTGGTGCGTTGGTAACTGATGCGATCAATAACCCCATGGTTGATACTGGTATCGGTGTTGGTCAACGAATGAAAGACATGAACTTGGGTGGTGATGAACCATCATTCATGGATAAACTTTCACGTATTCCGGGTGATTTAGCGAAAGGTTGGGATATGTTGACTGGTGCTGAGAAACCTGATATTCAACCAATTGAAAGTACGAAACGAGGGTTTAACCATTTCGATTCTTGGTTGAACAGGGCACCGACTCAGAACAACTTTACAGCAACTTTCAATATTACTGGAAACAATGCTACTGAAATTTCGGATGAAGTTATTCGGGTAATCAACGAACAACTTATTCGTCCTGCTAGTGCAAGTGATCCCGTAACTGAAAAGTAAAAGGTAAATATTATGGCTTTAGCTCTACTGTTTGAAAACGATGATGTGATGTACTTGGATGCGGTTACTTCTTATAGTAAATCCCGTTCAAGTAGTGTCTCTAGTCATCCTGTAGATGCATCAAGTCGAATTACGGATCATGTGTCAAAACAGAATCCTGTATTTTCCATGAGGGCTATTATTAGTGCCGCTGACTTCCATAATCCGTACACTCGTTCACCGCAGATTCTTTCTGGTAGCGAGGGTGCGGTAACTCGTGCTTACAATCAACCAGTCAATGGGGCAGTTATTGATGCCCCTTCTGATCTGCTCAGTAAGCTACCGGGAAGTATTCAGCAGTTCATTAGTAGTCCTTCTTTCTCAAGCATTTCTGTTGATCCATTCCGTGGGTACACACATGAGATTGCAAGAGACAGGCTTTATGATGCCTGGGATAAGTCAGAATTAGTAACCATTCTTGACTATGATTACGACACTTCGACTGGTAGGAGTGCATCCACTCGCCTTATTGAAAACTGTATTCTTGAACGTTTAGAAGATACAGAAGAAGTAGATACTGGCGATTCATTTATTGCAAACCTGACATTCCGACAAGTACGTTTTGTCACAATCAAAGAGGTAGATGTTCAGATTAGTGGTTCTCGTCAAAGTACCCAACCTGCTGAAGAAGTTGCTGATTCCGCTGCTGCGAAAACGGAACAAGGGGATCAGACAGACAGGGAAAGGGATGAGAGGGCAATTGAGAGTATTGCCGGTGGTGTTGCTGGTGATATTGTAAGGGAAGTTGGAGCATTGATAACTGGTCAATCATCATTCGTTAACGGGGGGAATTAACATGGCTGTTGTAAAATGTCCACTGTATAATAACCCCTACTACTCATATAGTATTGACTTGTCTGGTGCTGAATATAATCTGACATTTCGTTACTCTTCTCGTTCTGAGGGTTACCTTATGGATATCTCCGATGCTGAGGAAACATTCATCATCAGGGGTATTCAACTTGTTCCACTATTTGATCTACTTGGTCAGTATTCACTTGTTTCACCTGAAGGTACTTTTATACTTCTACCAATAGAAGAAGCAAGTTTTTCTAATTCATCAATCCCAAACCCAAGAAGGCTTGATCTAACCCATCAGTTGATTTACTTAGATAGTGAGGGATTGGAAACGATTCAAGGGGTATAACCAATGGAAGATTTACAATTTCGAAGAACATATGAACTAATCATTGGTTCCCCCAACTCTGGAAAGGGTTTACAGATAATTGGGGATGAGGCTGCAAGTACAGGGTTGCAGATGACTTTCAAGATCAAAAAACATATTGACAATAAAGAAGAAAGTAACACCTGTAAAATTGATCTTGTAAATCTTTCAGAAGATTCTATAAACTACATTCAGCAAGATTCAATGGCAATCATCCTGAAGGTTGGGTATAACAATAACAACAAGATTCTTTTCAGGGGAATGATTTCTGAGGTTGAAACGGATGATGGTAGCTCAAGGGAAGATAGACGTACAACAATTCAAGCTGTTCCTGCTGACTATCTTGTATATCAACCATCCATTTCAAAGACTTTCCCTGCTAAGACTACACCACGACAAGTAATCAACTTTCTGATTGGTCAGTCCAACACCATCACTCGTGCCTCATTCAACAGTACCAATATTGATCGTCCTTTTGACTTTGGTTATCCGGTTGAAGGTGATGTGAAATCAATTCTCAGTGAGATGGCTAGGGACTTCGACTTTAATTACCGCATTGATGGTCAACGTCTTTACGTCAATGATCCGAACAAATATGAATCACCCAACTCTGTTCAACGTGCTTTTGTTATTTCCCCATCGAGCGGCTTACTTGGTGAACCTACGTTCGCTAGTGCTGACGGAAAGAAGCTGAAGGACGATACGACAAGAAAGAAGGGTGTAAAGTTCAGGTCATTAATCAATCCTCTTATTCAACCTGGGTCTGCCGTGTCCCTTAAAGGTTCTTCCATCGAGGGAGTCTTTCGGGTTAATAGTGTTGAATATACTGGTGATTGGCGCGGTAATAAATGGGAAGCCCTCTGTCATTGCTCCAAACTGAATGCTAACGAGGTCTAACAAATGGAGAATATCGGACTTGAAGGACTAATTAAACAATACGTGGGGAATGCAGCAAGGCAAATGTTTACTGCAATGCCTGCTGTTGTACAGAGTGTTGTCTCTCTTCCTGAACAAAGGGTAGATGTACAGTTACTTGTTGACAGGGTTAAACCTGATGACCAGACACTTTCTCATCCTGTGGTGTTGAGTGTTCCACTTATCTTTCCAGGTAGTTCTACTTCACAGTTCAGTTTCCCGGTGAACGTTGGTGATACTGTTCTGTGTATTTTTTCACAACGATCTATTTCACAGTTCAAATTGGGTGTAAAAGAACCTCACCGACCTACTGACTTGTCCAAGTTTTCTCGTAAGGATGCTATGGCGATTCCCGGTCTGTTTGGTTTCCCTGATGCTGTGAATAACCCATCCAAGCGTTCCTTGTCACACAGTACAGATGATACCGTAATGTCTCATAACATTGGTACTTCTGCTGAATGTGAGGTAAGGCTTACCAAGGGTGGTGATGTAATCATCAATGCACCAGGAAACAAGGTTGAAGTGAACTGTCAAGAATCTGTTGTGAATACTTCTACCGCAGAAATCAATGCATCAAGTAGCACTACTATTGATTCACCAAGTACCACTGTTACTGGTGATATGCTTGTTCAGGGTACATTCACTTATACCTCTGGTATGATTGGTAGCGGTACTGCTGGTGGTTCTACTGCAAGTATTACTGGTGACTTTAGTATTACAGGCAATGTTACTTCTGATAGTGATGTTGTTGCTAGTGGTGTTTCACTCGTCAACCACACTCATGATGGTGACTCTGGTGGTACTACTTCTTCCCCGAACTAATAGGTAACTTTTTAGCACCGAACAGGGTAGCTCCCTTGGTGATGCTGTCTCATCATCTAGGTGCTTTTTATTTCAACCTAGACAGAGGTTATAAAATATGGATGAATTTAAGGATTTACCGAAAAGTTATTCAGAAGCAATGAAAAGAGGTTCTGAATTTTATTTCACAAACAAACCATGTAAAAATGGTCACATTTATAAAAGAAGAACCAAGAATCGTTATTGTGTAATGTGTGATAACGAATCTTCAAAACGACAAGTTGAAAAAGGATATTCTAAGCAATATTATTATGAAAACTTAGATTACTTCAGAAAATGGTATCAGGAAAATAAAGATCGGGTGAAAGAGAACGGTCGAATATGGAGAAGTAAAAATAAGCATAAAGTGCTTCTTTATAGTGTGCGATATAAGTTAGACAAAGAAAAACGCACATTAAAACTTTCAGGTGAACTTGGGGAAAGGAATAATTATCTCATCGAGAGAATATATCAATACTCAAGTGAGATGACAATTACAAGTGGTACACCTTACGAGGTTGACCACATTATCCCATTACGGGGAAAGAATGTAAGCGGTCTTCATGTTTGGTATAACTTACAAGTTTTACCTGCCGAAGAAAATAAATCAAAGTCTAATAAACTTCTGGATCAATTTGTAATTACAGAATATTTGTGGAGCTAATAGATATGCCTGATCTTAGACTTGACTCGTCCACACATGATCTGGAATTGGTGAATGGGGATTTCAAGTTGACACTTACTGAGGATGAATCACTCGCTCAACGTTTGAAGGTGAAACTGTTGACCTTCCAAGGTGAGTGGTTCCTCGATCAGAACTTGGGTATCCCTTGGTATCAACGAATCCTTGGAAAGAATGCAGCAAAAGAAACCATTGATATTATCTTCCAAAGAGCCATTACGGAAGAACCTGAAGTAGTAAGTCTTCGTTCATATGAGTCCAATCTGGACAGCCGGAACAGACGAATGACTATTTCTTTTGTTGTTAATTCCACAAGTGATGATGAACCAATTCCTATTGAAATTGAACTTTAAGCAAAGGGTAATCACATGGCAGGATTGACTTCTAACGGTCTTGAAATCAAACGTCTAAACGAGGTTATCAACGACCGAATCACAAGCGCAAGAAACTTTTTCGGAACCAATGCTGCTACTACCGAAAATGATGTTCTGGGTCGCGCTATCCGAATTGCCTCTGCCTCTGAAGCTGATCTTTGGGAATTGGCTGAGGCAGTATACAACTCATTTAATCCATCACTTGCTACAGGGGTATCACTTGATCGGGTAGTTGCCTATGCGGGTCTTACTCGTTTTGAGGCATCACCTTCCACTGTTGATCTTCTGGCATCTGGTGCATACAATACTGTTATTCCCGAAGAGTCTTTTGTAGATTCTACTTTCACAGCAAATAGGTTTCAGACTACTGAGAACGTTGCTCTGACTGAAGATGATTGCTCAGGCATCGTCATTGAAGTAATCTCTGCTGTTGATTCTACCGAATATACAATTACTATTGGTGCTGATTCCTTCAGTCATACTACGGGTACTGGTGAGACAAGGGCAGACATTGCGGCTGCTCTGGTATCAGAAATCAATACGACTTCTAGTGATTTCAACGCAACAGTTATCAACGATGTTCAGATTGATATTGAATGGGTTGATATCTTCTTCCGTCGTGATGTGGTGTTGGGTACTGGTAACCTCTCATTCCAACGTGTGTCAAAACTTGTCAGTGCAGAATGTACGGTAGTAGGTCCGGTTGAACAACCAGCAGAAACACTTAATGTTGTAGCATCTCCCGTTACTGGTTGGGATGAAGTCATTAACCCTCTGGCTGCTAATCCTGGTCGATTCAGGGAAACAGATGAGGAACTTAGACTTCGTTTCAGTCAGTCAAAAGAGTTGAATGCTCGTGGTACGATTGATGCGTTGTTCAGTAACATTCTTGGTGTAGAAGGTGTCACTGAGGTTAACGTCTATGAGAATGTGACGAATGGTGTTGACGCATTGGGCCTTCCTGCTAAATCATTCAGTGCTGTAGTCCTTGGTGGTTCTTCAAGTACAATCGCTGATGTTATCTGGCAGGTAAAACCAGCAGGTATTGAATCATTCGGTAATACTACTATTGGTGTAATTGATTCACAGGGTCTTCCTCATGATATCAGTTTCTCTCGTCCACAACCAATTGATATTTACATTGATGTGACTGTATCAGCTTTTGAGAACCAGACTGTTCCGGGTAACATCGAAGAATTGATTGCTGATACCTTGGATGCATATTTCACAAGTAATTATGGTGTTGGTGATGATGTAATCTATTCTCGTCTGTATACACCTATCAACAATGCAGCGTATGGTTTCCAGATTGACTCATTGTTTATTGATACATCTAGTTCCCCTGCTGCTACTTCAAACATTGTTATTGCATACGATGAGATTGCAAACTTTACTCGTGGTAACCTCAACGTTACTGTCAACTAATAGGTGATGAAATGAATCTTGACAATATCAATTACGTTGAACAGGCGAAGGAAAGGGTTACTGAACAGTTTAAAGACAAACCACACATTGAACAACTTCTCACTGTATGGCTTGAGGGTAACCAAGAACTAGAAGATACCTTCATCAACATTGAGAAAATCAAGGATATTGATGAATCATCTGGTGTTCAACTTGATAACATCGGTAATATCATTGGTCAACCAAGGGAACTTGTGGACATTGCTGCTACTGGTTTCTTTGGTTTCTCTGATGATCCCGGTGCTAAGCCGTTTGGTTCTGTCGATAACGGTCAAGGTGGTCTTTATTACTCCTTATTTGATCCTGAATCGGGCGTAATTGGTTTGTCTGATGGTCTGTTCAAGACCTTCCTTAAAGCCAAAATCGTACAGAATAACGCAGGGACAAACCCTGAAGAAATCATTCGTGCGGTACAGTCCATCTTTGAACCTGTTCGAGTGGAATTCTTCGAGGGTGGTACGGATGAGAATGAACCTGCTGTATTCACACTGAGTCTTGGTCGTGATTGGAATGATCCTGACCAAACGGTATTCCCCGGTCTTGATGAAACTCAGGTTGCTGACCGTCTTCTGCCTAAACCTGCTGGTGTTCGTATTGAGTATATCAATGAACAGGTGACACCGACGTTTGAAGCTGTTGAGACATGGGTTGTTGCATCCAACAATCTGTACGCTACAGCGAATACCATCTTCCTGAATCTCTAAACAAATGGGTGTTTAAATGGCAAAATATACTAAACCAAATTCGGTAAATACGATTTGGGCTACATCTGCATTGGGGACAGATATTGAGAAGCCCCTAGACTCTTATATCCAAACAGGGTGGACACAGGTAAAACCTCCTTACCAGTATGAAAACTGGTCAATGAATAAACTTCACCAGGGTCTTGCCTACTACAACCAGTTGGGTATTCCTGAGTGGGATGCGATGACTGAATATCAGGCATTCAAGTCTTATGTACAGGCGACTGATAATCGAATCTATCGTTGTATTCAGACACATACTAACAAAGACCCTTCTGCTGGTAATGTGAACTTCTGGGAAGTATACGAGGGTAATCGTCAGGCTACTACTCAGGCGAGGGGTACTGTTGAACTTGCTACTCAGAATGAAGCAAACGAAGGTACTCGTACTGATCTAGCAATTACTGCCTCTACTCTACATAATAAGAAGGCAACTCAGAGTGCTGAAGGTATTGTTAAGATGGCTACTCAGGCTGAGGTATCGGCTGGTACATCTACAAATACTGCTATTTCTCCTGCTACACTTCAGTTCCGTACTGCTACTACTGACCAATCTGGTCTTGTGGAATTGGCTACTCAGGCTGAGGCAGCACAGGGTACTCGTGATGATAGAGCGTTGACTCCCGAATCACTTTCTGGTGTATTCCAAATCCTGTTCCCTGTCGGCAGTATCATCATGCGCCCGACCAACCCCGGTAATTCTATCGGTAGTGGTGGTCTTGGTTTCGGTACTTGGACAAAGGTTACTGGTCGTTCAATCATTGGTGATGGTAGTTACACTGACCCGAATGGTACTAACCGTAGTTTTGTTGCTGGTAATTCTGAGGGTGAATATACCCATCAATTAACAGTCAATGAAATGCCTGCACACGATCACCCTGCTACTACTGGTGGTGCTGGTGGACACAGACACAATGGTACTACTTATGGTGCCGGTGCTCACAGTCACAGTGGTAATACCAATACTGCTGGCGCTCACACTCACCCTGTTCGTGTATACAGTGATACTCAAGGCGGTCCCCTACGTGTTGCTGCTGGTGGGGCAAATCAGGGTTTTGGTGACGTTGATGGTGATAACTCCATGCGAGAAAGGGGCAACCATAGCCACGGACTTAATATCAATAACGCAGGTTACCACACTCACAACTTCCAAACTGATTTTGAGAACAACCATACTCACAGTGTAAATGTTCAGAATCGTGGTGGCAATGGTTATCACAATAACATTCATCCTGTGTTTGTTGCACCTATTTGGTACAGGACTTCGTAATAGTTGGAGGATGATATGGCACATAACAGCGCACTCGCTGACCACAATCGGCAATGGGTAATTGCTGTCGGTGGTATTATTGTGACAATCTTCCTTGGGGTTGGGGCCTTCGTGGGGAAAGGTCTTCAATCCCAGATTGATTACAATAGGGATAAGATTTATGAGGTGAAGTCTACATCAGTTTCACAAGAACGTTTGGATGCTCAAATTCAAAATGTCATGGACTACATTGATGTACGAATTCAATCTCTAGAATCACAGCAGCGAGAAATCAGCAGACAATTAACTATTCTTGTGGAAGATACAAAGGAGTTCAGGTCATACGTAAGGGATAACGTTGTAAGAAGGAACCCCACAAGTCCCGACGATTAACGAAGGGGTGGATATGAACAGATTTAGAAGGCATGGGGATAAAATGAGGGCACTAGCTGTCCTAACTCTGTTCCTGATTGGGGTATATTTCATCAGTTCATTCGCTAAGACATACACCGCCGTAACATATCAAGAAGAAAGAAGGTTGTGGCAAGAAGATATAGAACAAGAACTTTCTGACCAGCGAAAAGATTTGATGTATCAGATAAACAGTAAATACTCCGTTATTCAAAAAGATTTGACACGTTATCAGTTGCGTCAAGATGAAAGAGTTGAAAGTCTTGAGGATCGTGTGAGTGAATTGGAAAACCAACTTAAAGTAAGGTGAAACCATGTCATATATTGATGTATTGAATGATGCTGCGTCCAGGGCCGATGCTGCGTCAACAAAAGCGGAGGGTGCATCCGATCTTCTGTTTAATATTGTAAATGGCCCTGAAGAAACATTTGTTAATACGGATAACGGTCCTGTACCCACTGCTGCGACCGCTATTGCTAACCTTCAGTCTCAGATTACTGCTGGTACATTGGCACCAATCAGTGAATCAGTAACACTTGGTTCAAATCAAACAAATGTAACATTCAACAGCGTTCAGACCTCTGGTATTTCTGTATACATTGATGAGGGCAGTGGTGCTTATCGTTACTTCAACTTCACTGTTGATGGTACAAATACCATTACTCTTGGTGACACTTTTGCTAGTGGTACTATCGTCTGGGGTCTTTCACAGGAAATCGGTGGTGAGGTCAGTACTGCCGTTCAACAGACTCAGGTAAATGCCCAACTGGCAGAAGATTGGGCAATTAAGCTTGGTGATACCGTTGATGGTAGTGAATACTCTGCCAAGTACCATGCTCAAGCTGCGGCATCCTCTGCTTCCAGTTCAGCAACTAGTGCTTCTACATCTCAAGATTGGGCAATTAAAACATCTGATACGGTTGATGGTAGTGAATACTCCGCTAAATACTACTCTCAAACTGCTAGTGGTTTCGCTGATACTGCATCCTTCAACGCCAACGTAGCCTCTAATAAAGCTTCTGAGGCAGATACATTTGCACAGAATGCTGATGCCAGTGCTACTGCTGCTGCCTTGTCTGAGAGTGCTGCTGAGACTTCTGAGAACAATGCTGCAACCAGTGAAGCGAATGCTGCAACATCTGCTAATAATGCTCTTGGTTCAGAAAACGCTGCTGCAACATCTGCTAGTAATGCTGCTGATAGTGAAACTAGTGCCGCTAACAGTGCCAGTGCTGCTTCTACATCCGAAACCAATGCAGCTAACTCCGCTTCTGCGGCTGCTACAAGCGCAAGCAATGCTGCCACTAGTGAAAATAATGCCTCTTCAAGTGCTGATCTTTCTGAGGATTGGGCCACTAAACTTGGCAGTACAGTGGATGGTGTTGGTTATTCAGCCAAGTACCATGCAAATCAGTCCGCCATTTCAGCAGGAAACGCCTCCACAAGTGAGACTAATGCTGCGAACAGCGCGAATGATGCCGCTACAAGTGAAAGTAACACATTTGCGCTGTATGATCAATTTGATGATAGATACCTCGGAAGCAAGAGTTCTGACCCCAGCTTAGATAACGACGGCAACCCTCTTATGGTGGGCGCTCTCTTTTGGTCAACTGCTGACAATAAACTTAAAATTTACGATGGTGATTCTTGGAATGCGGTTGACAGCTACCCAATTAATTCTAATGGTGGGCCTGACTTTGCCGGGATGCCTTCTGTTGGTGGTGATCCTATTGTTGAAAGTGGCAGTAATAGTGATGGTGGGTGGACAAGGCTCGCAGATGGTTCCCAAGTTTGTTATAATTCATCTTTGGGTACAGGCACATCCCAACCTCAAAATTGGACCTTCCCAATCGCTTTTACCGGGGGTTATTCTGTTTTGGGTAGTGTTCAAAGTGCGAATCCTGATTCAGCCATCGTTATGAAAGTTTCTGGAAAAAATACAACATCAGTTAATCTAAATTGGATTTGGATTCAGGAAGGCGGTATTTCGGGCCTTACAGTTAACATTCAATCCGATGTATTCGTATTCGGTAAGTGGAAATAAATTCAGGAGTAATCACACATGAAAATCAACATTCTCGCAACTGGTCAATCCCCTGACTTCTATGAGTTCAATGGTGAAGTCGTTACTGCACACAAAGATGGTGTCACTGAAGAATACGACTTTAGTGGTATGCCCGATGGTGCAAAGTTCACTGGTGCTGATCCTGTGAATGGTGTCCCTGCTATTCGTAATGCTGAACGTGTGGATGGTACACTGAAACTTACGCTTTGTCAACAGGTCGGTCCCGGTCATTGGGAAGAGTCTGGTGAATTTGATGCCAGTGAATATGATCCTGATGAAATCCATGTGAAGATGGACCGTACTAAAAACTTCGCCGGTAAAGCATGGGCTCTCACCCGTCAAGGCAAGGAGTATGCATAATGGCAAATGTAAATTTTAAAACTAAACAGGAAATTGAAGCAGAACGTCTTGTTAATTGGAGGGAGTTCGCTCAGGTATCTGCTTTCCAGGCACGGGCTGCACTCAACTCTGCCGGCCTTCGTGACCAAGTGGAAACCCTGATGAATGATCCAAACACTGACCAGACTGTTAAAGATGCATGGGAGTATGCTACTACATTCAAGCGCAATAGTCCTACTGTCCTTGCGTTGGCTAATGATCTTGGTCTCACCGATGAACAGCTTGATGATCTGTTCACACAGGCTAAAGATATCGAGGCATGATACCATGCGTAAAATATCCAAGACAGCCATTGGTGTTGGAGTATTCGTTGCCCTGCTGATTGCGGCAGGGTATTCCATGAAAGCCAATGCAACCGAAAATCAGTTCCATATTGGTGTGGGTAAGACAGTAATCAATTCACATCTAAAAGTTGGTGAAGTTGGTTATATCCATAACAATTGGGACTTTGAAGTTTCCTTAATGGAAGCTGGTGATACAAAACGAGGATATCAAGATAACGAAGTGATGTACTCTGTATCTTATATTACAGAACCATCGTGGGGGATTTATGGGATTGATCCTTATTTTAAACTTGGTGTGTCAGCTAACTCTGGGCATACTCTTGTTGGAGATACTAATTTCCGGTTAGGTGTTGGTCTTGATTTCCATGATGTATGGAGAATCGAATATGTCCATCACAGTTCAGCAGGGATTCATGACCCCAACACTGGTGTTGATTACGTCAAGATTGACTATTTAATTGACCCATTTTGGTGAATGAGATGATCCTACTGTACACACTACTTGGTCTAATGATCCTTCCTTCGTTGATTGGTTTTCTGGTAATCTATCACATCTTCATCAGGGGTAAGCAACCACCAGCAGATAAGTCAAATAGGATAAACCATCTTCGGTTGTTCTGGTTTGCGTTGACAAGAGAAGATAAGTTCACAGACCAGTTCCCCTGGTTGAAGAACGACGAATGGGAGAATGTAAATGACAATGACCCATCCTGATCCGTATACCCATTGGAAACATCGTCGGAGACATGCCTATATTGCCCTCATTTGGGTGATTGTTCAAACGTTTCTATGGATTGGAATTGCAATAATGTTTCCCACAGTGTTTCCTTCCTTGGGTGTAATCGTAAGTTTTTCATATACAATTTCTACAGGGATTGTTAGTGCGTACTACGCCGGTAGCTCCTTGCAGGATTACTTAGACAAGGTGAAGGGTGTAGAGCGCCCAGATGAGAGGTAACAACAATGTGGGGACTACTAAAAACACCTAAGATGATTATTGGAGTAATTCTTATCGCCATTATTGCTGGCGCTGGTTGGTATGTCTTCAACCTGTACAGTGAGAATAAGAACCTGACAGAATCACTCATTCGTCAAGATGAAAAGATCATTCAGCTAGAATCCTCAGTAGAAGAATTCAAAGAGCGTGCTGAGATACAGGAACGCACCATTGAAGAATACCTGAGTGGTCAAGAAGAGTCAAGACAAAGACAACAAAGATTGGTCAGGATGCTAAGCCAGACGGAAGAAGACCTACAACAATGTCTGGACCGGAAGCTACCGGAGGACGTTCTCAATGAAATTTTCCAATAAAAAGTGGTTACTCGTCCTACCCCTATATACCCTACTGGTCGGGTGTCCATTCACGAAAACAGTCACAGAAACCGTGTATTCTTATCAGTATCCGCCTGATTATTTGACTGAGGAATGCTACCCTGACAAACCAGCAGAAGCGACCATCGGTGAAGTAATACAAATACAATCTGCCGCGTTGGATCAATGCAACAATCAACTGAGTGCATTACGCTTCTGGAAACAAGAAGAAAGCAATAACAAAGAAGAAGAAACACAAGAATAATATAGGCAAAATAAAACCCCGCCAGAATTAACTGGACGGGGTATTTTTATGTCTAGAGTTTACGTTCTTTCATTGAATCAACAACAAACTGCATTGTCTCAATTCCTTTTTCCAAGTCCTCTAGGCCATTTTTGGCGTAGAATCTTAGAAAGTATTGCATTGATTGCTGGAACCAACCTGCCTCATAAAGAGTAATATCGTAACCACTCTCTTGAATCTTATCTAGCAGAGCCTTATTCACATCCTTTACTTCATAGTCGGGTAGAAGTTGGTAGTGGTTTGGCTTCTTTACTACGTCTTCTTGATCATCGTCATCATCTGTAATCGTTAACCAAACACCATTATCTCTCTTATCCGCAAACGGATTAAATGTTGGTTTGCTCATTTGACCTCCTTAGTCAGACACTCTCTACAAAGACAATTATCAACATCAATATCTGGATTGTACGTTTTCTCTAACGTCATACACCAGCAAGTGTTTGAAGATTTACCATCATTCATCGCACAGTAAGTTGGTCGGTTACAACTAGGACAATCATGTGTTGACCACTGACGCTGTAGTTGTTTCATGATCCTCATTCGATCTTCCATACCCGTATCCTTCCACTTGATTATTTCATCGACTGTTCTATAACAACCCTCACAAATCCCTTTGCGAAGGTTGCAGAGTTTAACGCATGGTGTCATTTAAAAGTTGATCTCACATGCCCCACCAGAACATGCCATTGCACCCATAGTATCAATTTCAGTATACGAACGTTCCTCCATTTGCTTCGCAAAATTGATTGGCTTAATTTGACGTTCAATTGTCTTCCATTTATGGAAGTTGAAGCAATCCTTCAAGCAATTAGTCATCTCAATAATATCCCCATCAAAATAGTTGTCAGCAAACTTCTTGGCACGACGTACCCAATCACGCTTAAGAAGGTCAGAAGACTTCTCAGGGTCAAGTTTTTCACCCCATCCGTTCACAGTGTCACATGCTGTCCAAAGGTTCTGATTGAAGGCATGAAGACCATCCACAATCAATCCAGAAGCAAACATGGAAGCATCACCATACCGCTTCAAATTATCTTCTGCGGTGAATACCTGTGTGAAAGGTGCTTGGGGGTATCCCTTATCACCAAATGCACTCAGAAGGGAAATACCGGCGAACCATTCACGGTTCTCATAGATATATTCCTCAACCTCATCCCAATCATCAACAGTGATGGTATTGGATACGTTATGGCGCAATGCTGGATCAACACAAAGATCAACATCAGTACCGTATTCAACCCAATATTGTTGTGCCAATTTCACATATTCAAGTTGTTTTACACCAAGCAGATCGTCCTTATAGATTGAACCTTCTGGGCTAACAACCGGGAAACTAACAACCTTGTCAGTACCCGTATTAGACCAGACAGAAGTTTCAACCATGGACGGATTCTCACGTTGAATCAATTCCAGAACTTCATCCTGCTCATTCATTTGAACGTTACGGAAATACATCGGAGCATGTTCACCATGAATCCCTGATGCAGTACCAAGAAGAACAGATGCGTTGCCTGAAGGCTTAACACAAGTAGTTCGGGCAGCAGGGTTAATACCGATCATTTCTGCTACTTCACGATTAATCTTCCTTACAAGTTGCGCCCCATCAATCATGTTCTGTTTGTCAAACAACACTTCAGGATTGTTCATCCAACCAGTGATAGATACACCAATCAACGCTTCCTGCTCAAAGATTCGCTTAGTAGCATCCGACAGATAACGGAAATCAGTATATGCTGCCTGTAGTGTACCAATAATAGCTGCTGCCTTACAAGCATCTTCGAAATCTTCTTTCGTATTGCATGCTGAACCATTAATTTCACAAAGGTTACAACCTTGGAAACCGGGAATACCGTCAATGGTTACTGGAAGTTTACCAATTTCTACACAAGGATTATAAGTATGTTCCAGATTACTTGTGAAGATGAAACCCGGTTCACCAACTTGCTTAACACTTTTCATAATGTGAGCCCATTCTTCACGAGTAACTTCATCTCGCTTGAGCATCACTGAATTGTTTGAACGACCACGTTGCGGGTTATCAATGAACCAGCTACCAGTCTTAGCATTAAGCATTTCTTCATCGTCTTTGCTGAACATGCAGATAGTAGCACTACGACGTACACCACCAGACAGAACAGCATCCGCCATAAACATTACAAAATCATAAGCATCAATTGACTTGAATTTTACAGGTTGCTTGCTCTTACTTACAGCATTTTCAAGAAGTTTCTCACACTTGTTCAGAGATTGCTGAAGGCCGTCAGGACCAGGTGCCTTGAACCCACCACTGATGTAGGCACCTTTGGGTCGAATCTTACTGAAATCAAATGCAACATGGCAACCTTGATATTCAGGGAAGGGTGCATCTTCCTCAAGATAACTTGAAATAAGCACACCGTAAGCATCAGACCAACCCTCGATGCTATCAGGAATAACAAATACTTTGGAACGTTTCGGGTGACGCTGTTTCAGTTTAGGTAGTTGGTCAATATGCTGATTCTGAACACTAAAACCTACACCACAACCACAAAGAAGAAGATACATGCATTCCTGAAAGAACTCAGGACGACTCACATGACCAGAAACACAGTTAAACATTCGGGCCATATGTTTGAAAATCTGAGGTCCACCAAATTGCAATGCTCGCTGTGCCCCAAGAACCGTTTTCTTTTTATATTGTTTTTCAGCAAAGGAAATCATTTCCTCAAGCTCCGGTGTCATTACCTCTTGGAACATTTCACGGTGCATGTCCATTACACGCTTAACTGATTCATCCCAAGTTTCATAACGATTCTTCTCGTCAATCCAGCGAGAATAACCAGTGTAGAACTTAGATTCGGACATCATTTCTTTACCAATAACACCAACGTTTTCCATTAAATATTCTCTCCTATTAATTTCTGAAAATGTGGGGCCGATTAACGACCCCTTCACTACTTATTCTATGTTACCAGAATAGTTTAACCGACGATTACTTCTCGTGTCAACCAGTTTTTGCGTTGTTCGGAATCAGTTGTCGGTACTGAATCCATCCGTTGAAATTCCCTGACCAGAAGTTACCATCTTTATCTTGGTGCGTGATACCTTCTTGCCAACCATTCCACCATGTCTTGTCGTATTTACATTCCTCGTCATAACTGATTGGCGTAGCCTGATGTTCAAACGGACTCGCATGGACAGGTTCAGATGTCACAAGCATATCATAAATCTTCAGTGCTTTGTCAAGTGAATTATCCAAAAGTCTATATGAAATCTGAGCGCAACAACTGGCTGATACCTTCAGTGCTTCATCTAGTGACAGTCTAACAGTCTCACCGTTCATGTCAATGTAATAATCAATATTTCCTTCAGCATCGCTCATGGATGAGACATAAGGAAGATGCCATTGACCAGGATCAAGAATGTCAATGAATGACTGTTCCATTGCGACAGACATGCATCGTGCCAGTTCAGCAATTTCAGGTTGTGCATCCTCATGGTCACGCAGCCAGAACCAGTTGTCAAATTCAGTAGCGGTACACACCACCTTGATGAATTGAAATGGTTCGAGTAGACGATTGACAATCTGTTTGTGATATCCAGCCTTATCGAATTCCTCAGCAACCATCACAGCATTATCTTTCGCACCATTCCAGATTGCTTCACGACTCAACGCATTGTCACTGTACCAATCAACTACAGGGTTATTACATTCATTTTCCGCCTGCATTCCCTTTTGTGCTGCACCCCAATGGATAGGCATTGCTGTATTCTCATCAATGTTTTCGATAACTTTTTTGATGGGAATTGCCCTAGATGATGCAGCGTTCCGACTGAACATTCGGTGCGTCATAAACTCACCGTGAATAAACCTGGGATAAACCAGTTCAAAAGTAGTGATTCGTTTACCATTGACACTACTCATACTGTCCTTGATGATTTTCGCGCTGATACCGCCCTTTCCTTCAATCATTGACAATCATCTCCAATTTATTGTGAGGGTCAGTCCATTCATGGTCCTTCAGAATCTTGTACCCATTCGTGCCTTTCGGGCTGCCATGTACCACAAAACGATCATCCGCGATTTGTGTGTACGAAACATTTTCATATCGGTCGTCGTTTTCATATTTCTCTACTGATGCTAGTGCATCCTCAAGTGTCTCTGGAAACTTCGCAAGGTTTGCGTCTGCAACCACATGGAGTATAGCATCCATTTGGTATTTGTCAAGACCCATTCGATAGGCAAAACCAACTGCCGTTACGATAATGTCAGACACATCATCAGCCATCGCTGCCTTCAGTCGTCGTTTAGTCTTCTCACAATCAGTTTGGTCAATGTAACGATAATTGAACAGGTTACTACTCAACTCTTCGACTTCTGATTGAATGATACCAAACGCTTGATTCAGATTGTCGCATGAATCATCTACAGGTGTGTTGCCGTACTTGTTGAAGTCGTAAGTCTTGTCAATAAATTCTTTCATGCATCAGTCTCCAATAATAATGATTTCTTTAGGGTATTCTTCGCTTTTATCTGCTTCAAAGTCTTCAATGTAGTAATCGTAATCATGCACAAAAGCGTAGGATGGTTCACTTGCCTGTATGTTCACTTGTCCTTGGTCAGCATAAACATACAGTGGTAGTTCACCAACTGACGGATCATCTCTTACGGATTCTTGAAGAATCTCAATCATCTGATTCACTGTAATCATTAATCAAACACCAATGTTAGAATAAAAATGAAAAAGACGATTAACAGTGCCACTAGAATCGGCCCCCAAAGTGGTGCAGTAATCAACCACCATGACCATGTGATATGACCTGTCAGTTTCAGTGTCATGAAGATTAGAAACATCCATCCCAAAATACCAATTCTGGTGTCTTTAGTTACAATAGTTTCTTTACTCATCTCAGATATTCTCCAGGTAGTCAATAGCTTTTTTCAGTGTTTCTTTATCGTGTCTTGCATGTGCAATCATACTATTACAAAGACCACAAAGCAACCCTGCGATACAATCCCTTCCGTATTTTTCATGATGATCGACATGGAGTTTGTTATCTTCAGTATGGGATTTACCACAAATTTTACATTTGTAGTCTTGCCCCTTGAGTATACTGTTGTAAACGTCTTCTGTCAACCCATACCTGGTAACTAGTTTGTAACGTCGATTACCCATTGTCAACCCTTAATTCAAGATTCGCCAGATGGTATCTGCTGTAAACCACATGAAACCATTCCGCTCACACCACTCAGCCATCGTTTGCTTCGTACCATCCTTTCGTTTGGCTGACCAGTAGATAGGTTGATCTGGTTTCTCAAGACAGAATACCAAGATTTGATCTTCCTGTAAAGACTCTCTGACCCATTTATACTTACCGGCTTCCTTGCCGTCCTGAAAGATTGACTTTGCCTCAATCAACCATTCCAAGCCATCACTGTCCCGATAAGAGAAGTCAGGTTCGTAAGTATGCTTCGATACATAGTGCACCTTCTCTGGATGGAATTGGCAACCACTCAATGGTCCTTCATGAAGATTCTTTTCAACGAATGAGTCATAGGGTGTACCCTTCAATGCTTTAGGTTTCTCTCGAAAATATCTCCCTTGTTTACGTCGTGCCATATTCACTTCTCCTTATGTGGAATCTGGTAGAATTCACCCTTCTTCCTCTGCATGAATGCTAGGTTCATGTTCTCAAGGAAAAGCTCCTGGGGTGTCTTCACCATGTCCTTCCCGTCCCATGATTTGTAATGGTATTCTTCACCGAAATACTCTCGATAGGCTTCTACCGCAGTCTCATACATCTCCCGTTCTGTCTCGCAATCTTGGATCAATTTCATTGCTTTCTTCATGCCAATTCCGGGGATACCTTTGTAGTTGTCTACAGCATCACCAGCAATCGCCTGACAGTAAGTATGAAGAATACCTTCTCGGGCAGTAACGTATTCGTACTTGTCCTTGCCCCAATCGTAATGCCATCCTTCTACCTGTTTGATATCCTTATCCAAGTTGGCAACTACACCAAGTAATCCTTTCTTTCGACACCAAGTAAGACCAACAGTGAGTGTATCATCTGCCTCAATGTAGTCTACAACAGTTGCGTCATGGAATTCAATGATATGATCCGTCACATCTTGAAGATAAGTAGGTTTTCGCATTCCATCACGATTACCCTTATACTTATGTAGTGTAGCGATATGGGGTCGGTAGGTATCATTCCCTGTCAGATAAAGCCGGTACTCTTTCGCAGGACACTTGCGCTTGATTAGTTCAATGATATGGTCACAGGCTGCAATCGCATGTACCTTCTTCTTGATTGTAACCTTCTCTTCCCTGTGATAACCACTCGTGTCAATGTCAAGCATCATCCACAAGTTGTCAACGTAATCGTCCGCTTCTTTCGCTGAGTAAAACGCCCTGACCAGTTCCTCATCATTGTCATAGAGCAACCATTCTGTCTTCTCTGCTGCAAAGGATGCTCGATACTTAATCAGGTCACAATCAATGAAGCAGATATCGAATTCATCAGGAATCTTCGTCATAATTGTCCTCTAGCGCATTCGTCATGTCTTCCACTACCGCTTGACCGAAAGGAATCTGAAGAATACAAACGGTAAGACTAACAGGCCAAACCATCAGCTTCACACAGTCCTTAACCGCCTCAAGTAACAGGAAGATGAATGACTTTGTTGAACTAAGAACACCCATCGCGTGGTATGTCTGGTAGCAAATCATCAGTGCGCCAATGACGATACCACCAAAGTAGATAAACTCAAGCATGTTATTCCTCCACCTTATCACCAAGTTCAATGCGAACGTTGTAAATTGAACAGTCTTCCCTATCCCGACCTAGCCCTGGTTGACTCAGACCACTCTTTGCGAAACCAACTTTCCTGTAAAGTTTCGCCATATCAAACATGTTAAACCATGCCCCTGATCCAGCGTACCATTCACCAGTTCGATGATTATAGATGGTGTATCGCTTAGTCGTATACATCACAATCTCCTGAGAAAAATAAAGGGCGGTTTTTACGCCGCCCCTTCTTTACTAGACCTTAGTAGGTGCCAGTGTCTTCTTCTTCCTCTTCGACTTCATCAAAAACGTCAGCTTCGTTCTTAGGCTCCTGCTCTTCCCGAGACTCAAACTCTTCGGTATAGTCAACGGTGATTCCAAGCACATCGTCTTCCTGAGTACCGCCAGCGCCTTCGTACTCAACGTGATCGACAACAACAATCAGGTTGGGGAAGACAACAAGCTGGTCATCCTGGTTGCGATACCCAAAGCACTTGACATGCAGGGTACTACCGTTACCAATCAGCTTATCCTTCGGCCAATTCTTCCCGTCCTTGTCAACCACTTTCAGGAACGCTTTCTTACCAGATTTGGTCTTCTCACCAAGGGTCAGGTTGACACCATAAAGACCATCTACAATGTCGTACCCATCAAACTTACTATCTTCAGGAAGCTGTTTCTTCAGCGGATACTTGATCTTCTTCTTCTTATTGCGATCCTTACCCACCTTCTTCAGTTCCTTGTTGATGGCAACACCACCTTCGTCAACAGGAAGTTCGAGTTTTTCCTGTGCCTCATCGTCCACGAAGACAGTCAGGGCGAATTCCTTCTGATCCTTCAGCGGATTCAGTTTCGGTGCCAGTACCGATGCGAAGAACACCGGGACGTTCTTGAAATACAGGAACTCGTTCTTGCCTTCTTTCTTCAGGACAACTTCAGTCTTCTGACGCTTGCTCATTCTCAATACCCCACTTTTCAGATTTAAATTCACTAATGTCGATGTATGCTGCAATTACTTCTTCAAACGTTCCTTCAAGAATGTGTTCAGTCTCTACATTTCCCACCCTCTCCCTGAATGTGATTTTCATTATAGTCCACCTCGCATCATTCTGTCAATAGACTTTGATACATTTTTTGTTGCTTTCGTTCCTTCTTAATCTGTTTACGTTGATCCTTCGGGATACGCTTTGAATCCTGACGGGTCTTCTTGTTAGGATTCTTCTTGATCTTTTCGAATCCACCAACTTCATCATCGTAATCAAACATTAGTCTTTCCTTACCCCAGGTTGACAACCAGTTTTTCATCAAGAATATCAGCTTCGACGAAAGAATAAACACCAAAGCTGGGTGATACAAGAACTTCTACTTCGATGAACTCATCACCTACGTTACTGAAGATCAGTGTAAGTCCACCAGTCATTACCCATTGTACATCTTCTTCAGTTACATGTCTAGCGATTTTTTTATAAATTTCCTTTTCCCACCTGTCCTCTGAGCGATTGATAAAGTGATTGTTCTCAGCAAGATATTGTGCTGCTGCCTTCACTGACTCAATGTTCAGGATTACTTTCTTACTCATGACCAAATCTCCTTGGCTTTTTGAAGTGCTTTGATTAGATCATCAATGGATTCCCAGTGGAAACCCGCCTCGTCGCCATCTTGGTCACAGATGATAATATAACCATTATACCCAGGTCTAATATAAAAGTCATAATCTCCGTAATCCTTATCCGCAAACTTGATTGCTGTAATTCGATCAGGCACGTTTCCTCGAATATCAATTTCCATTATATAATTTCCTTGATTTTATATACTTGTGATTCAGTATCGTCACGAACAACATCACTGTGTAGAAGCTTACCTTCAAGGTAAAGCTCTCGTGCTTCTTCTTCATTTTCTGCTTCAATCTCGTAAGCAGCAACCCCACGAGAATATCCTTCCCAATCCACATAGACAACATAGTTAGTCATAATTAATCCTCACCTTTCTCAGCAAAGTACATCCGCATAGCCTCATAATAACCCGGCCAGTTATCAACCCCAGCACACTCAAGACATTCTAGTTTAAACGCATCGCCCATAAGTTCCTCATAGTGTTCCTTTGAAATGGTGATTGTGTCCTCTGTCATCTTGCCCTCCTCTCGTTGGTGTATATACATGGTAGCCCAGGTTTCGGTCTGGTGTCAACCCCCAATAAGGGGGTCAACCAACTTTTTTGCCTCACTGATGTAGTAGTCATAATTGATATCCCAATCGAACTTAGAAATGTCGTTACATGTCTGCACGAGCCAATCTGTGTCGATACCGATATGCCGCTCAGTGTCCTTACCGGGCAGCGGTGGCATGATCTTCACCAACTTCTTACCCTTGTCACTGATGTAGTACCGACAAATGTTCTGTTCGGGATATTCTACACCATCTTCATCCACTGACACAAGCCTTGATGAGCGTGGGACACGTGTTCGCAACATGAAATCAAACTTATCATCATGGTTACGAATGAATTCCTCAACATCACCACCATATACCAATGCATGTTCAGCAGCTTTCTGAATTACAAGTGCAGAATGATTTTTATTCCAGTCAAGGTTTTCATATTCATAAGCACCTTTACGTTTTATCTTCATTATTACCCCAACTATTTCTCTTACCGTGTGAGCAACTGAACCCTAGTTCGAGATACTTTTCATCCCTGATTTTTATAGCCTCGTCTATTGACTCAAATGAACCAAAGTCCATAAGCTTTCCATCAACTCTTATTCTTACTCTCCATTTTTTACGGGATTTCTGAATTCCAGAATAACCAGAAGTATTGTTATTATTCAAACCCCTGTTTCTCATATTTTCTCTAGGTGTTGATTTTCTAAGGTTACATATTCTATTGTCATTTTTCAACCCATTTATATGGTCAATGTGAAAATCCGGCCATTCCTTGTAATAGAGACACCATACAACCTTATGTGATGAATACCTCTTGTTGTCAATGCAAATTACACCGTAACCATTTCCAACAAAGCTTCCAGCCTCTTCACCTAAAGATTTTGGACTATTCCTTGGAGGGATTTTCCAGTAAAACTTCCCTGTTTCACAGTCATATCTCAACCTGTGGTTAAAAATAGAATACATGTTATTCCTCCAAAATTCCTAAGTAATTATTTACGTCTCTTATGCACAACTTTTTATAAACACCTCCCTCAAGTTCTAAACCAGTAAGTTCCTCCCACTCATGGCAAACCTGATGAGCTTTTTCCTGGCTTTCTCTTGGTACGACAAATTCCAACCCATCAGTATTCACCATGACAATTCTCAAACCGTCAATTTCAATCAATTTTTCAGCCAGCATACACAGGGACAACTGACCATTGATCGTGATTGCCATGGTGAACTTTGGATCAAAAAATGGGCTGAATTTGTCGTTCGATGCTCCATACGTACCATTGAGCGCCAGCTTCATAACGGCGTTTTCCGGTGTTCCTTTAGGGTATTTCTTACGTTCCAAGTAAACATCACGGTAAATATCACAGAATTTTTCCCCCAAATGCTCAGGATAGACCCTATTTACAATGGCTAGGTTTGGGTAATATGAACTGACATCCCATGTTTCTACAACATAGTCATCGTCAGTTTCCAGAATTGTGTTCGTTACTGCACCATGAATACCCCCTGTACCAAAGTCATATTGAAACCCATCAACAACAGTATTCAGACTACCAACTCGCCACATTGCATAATAACTGGTCTTACCACTCTTCAATAACTTCTCTTCAACCCAACCTTTCGGGTGTTCCCTGTAGAATTCATCAAGTTCCTCTTGTGTCGGCTCACCCTTAAACTTCTTCTTCTTAGTCAGAAGATTCGCATACTGAGCCAGTTCACCAAGTTCATGTTCAGGAATGTTAGTGAAGACACCCTTCGTTTCTGTAATACGTTGACGCCTGATCCAGTTCAATACTTCCTGAAACTCTGGACGCTCAAACCGGACATACGGAAAGATTACATCATCAAGGTCAATGTACTCCCTCTTCGTCTGGTTGATCTTTCGACCACCACCGGGCAACTGTCTGTAGCAACTACCCGGCATTGCCTTCTCAAGCTCCATAACGAAGTAATCCTTACCGATTTTAGTATCATTATGGTTGATGAAGTCACGCTTATACTTCTTCGAAAGTTCTTCACGGAATCGAATCGCGTCAAGTGTTTCTCGATAGAAGGCAAACGTTTCCTTCACATCATGCTTGTTGTAAGTAACGAGTGTATCCTTCTCAGCATGAGTCAACTTCGTACCTGGAGCAAAAGGCAAATCCTCAATGTTGGGTGAACGCATGTTGAATTCAAGCATCTTCAGTGAAGTTGCACGAGCCTTGTTGTCGAAGTGGTGGATGCGATACAGGTCAATTTGATAAATCAGAGCCTTGTGGTTAGGAATAACATATTTAAATTTGTCTGTATCACTCGTCTTCAACACTTCCATTGCAAAATCGTAAATCTCCCAAGAACTACACCCTCGATTTCTGAGAAAGAAATTCAGGACAGGCCAATCGAACCCAATATTGTTGAACCCAATCATCCGATCATTGTTGCGATGAAGCCTACCAAGGAACTTACGCATGGATTTAGAATCATCGCGGCGATCACTTATTTCGAATACATATGCCTCCCTCTTATCAACTGACCCGATTGCTAAGGTGAATATGTTTGGAAAAGTTTCCGCATCAAAAACCCAATCCATCATGCTTCCTCTGGTTTCCTAAAGTCCCATGTGTCTTCATGAAAGTTATCCATTGAAACGTCTTCATCCTCACTCACCCCACCATCATCGAACAGGATTTCATCGTTCGTTTCAGGGTTGGGATTGTCACACTCACTCCAATCATTGTGTACCTTATCATAAAAGGCGTAGTATTCGCAATACTCACCGAACTCACGGTCAAACAGAAGTGTCACGCGAGCAGTATTACGAAGCTTCTCATCCTTCTCAGTACGATCACGCTGGATACCCCATCCGTAATGTGCCCACTTCTCCATCGCACGACTGCCGGTGAATTGTGAGGAAAGTACATCACCACCTTGGTCATGGGGAGTACCGGACTTCACAGGGTTAACGTGACTGTACATGAAGAATGTCACACCCAATTCCATACACAATGATGCAGCCTTACTCATAAAGTTGTTGAGAATGTCGTTTGCTTCACTTGCTGAGTATTCTGCCACAAGTGCGGTCAGCGGGTCAAGGATGAAAAACCAAATACCTTTTGATGCCCAATACCGTACTGTATCAAGAATCTCCATGTAATCACGGACACCATCAGAAGAGTAGAATTCCATCTTATGGTCAAGCAGTTTGAATGCCTGTTCCATCTCTTCCAACGTATACCCACCAATCTGAGGCGGTTTGGTGAATTGCTTCTTGGCGTATTTACCTGCAACCTTCTTCAAGGTCTTCACAGGATTTTCTTCCAATGACATTACACCAACAACTTCCCCATGTACATCAGTCATGTGCTTAATCAACTGATGCTGGTGTTCCGTCTTACCGATCTTTGGTGCAGCACCGACAATGTGAATCTCACCACGGCGAATCCCAAGCGTAGCCTCAGTAGCACTCGGCCAGGGCATAGAAAGACCCATCTCGGGCAGTTTCATCGCCTTCTCGAAGATATCGGCTACCGTCAATACCTGTGATGGTCTTTTCGGCATCGCTTCCCAGAACGCTTTCCTGAGCTTTGCAGCACCACCAGTATGCTGAAGGTATTCGCAAGGGTCTTTGTAAGTGAGGTCGGCAATAACCACCTTGCCGAAACCAAACAGCTTACTGATTGCCAGTGCTGCCTTCTTACCAACTTCGTCATTATCCATCATCAGAATAACTTTCTCGAAGCTGTTCACATACTGAAAGTTATTCTGAACCTGCTGTACTGCGCTACCCTCACCAACTACCGGACTAACACACGCTGTCTCATACTTGTCAGTCTTCAACGTCTGGTAGACAGCCATCGCATCTTCACAGCCACCAGTGATAACGATGAACTTACCACCTTTCGAGAACAATGACTGTCCGAACAGTTCACACTCAAGCTTAACCTTGCCGACGTTGTAGAAAGGTGCACCCTTAATGGATTTGTCTTTCTTCTTCGCCTGTTTCAGCTTGTCGTTTCGGACATGATATCCAACCAGTTCCTTGTTCTCAGTGACAGGGTAGTAGCGATTGATAACACTACCGTCATCAGCAAACTTCGTATAGACACCATATGCTTCGGAAGTCGCTCGGGTGATCTTACGTTCGCGCCAGCCACGAGTTTCGTTACTTTCAATTTCCTCTCGCTGTTCATCAGTGATAGGTTCAGCAGCAGTCCGTGCCTTGTACTTTTCAAAATCAGAAGTATCAAAGTTATCTTCAATCTCTTCTGAACTCTTGTACTTCTTATCCTCATCACAGTTGGAAAAGCAATACCCGGTATATGACCCATCAACCTGCCGATAGATAGCTAGTGGATCACTACCGCCGCAGTCAAAACAACCAAAACCACCAATGTAATGACCAGCTTCACGTTTTTCTACCGTGGTTTTCATGATAACCTCACAGTTAATGTTTTAAAATTTTACCCCGATACTTCATTTCTGCTTCTTCCCTAACTATAACAGCTTCTTCATAATTTGTAAACCATCCAAGGTAAATTTTCTCACCATTTACTCCAATGTGTGCAATATAACCACCATCTCTGTGTTTCATTACACCAGTTTTACCTGTCTTGTTCCCAGGTCTTGCTTTCTTATTGTATGCTTGGTCATAAATATTTGACCATTTACAATTATCAGCATGATAATCACCGTATGTATCAATTCTGTCAAGAGAGTAACCGTCTGGTTTTTCACCCATGTCCTCAAAAAAATTAATCACCCCTTTCCCGTCGGGTTCTAACCATCTGTCACAAACTTTTACACCCAATGCTCCGTAGTTGTAGTAATCTGGGTCTTCCTCATTATAACATCTAGAAATCATATGTCGATATGAATTCATACCACTCTTGTTATAACACCCATGAACACTATAACTTTTGTTTCTTTCAGTAACCGTTTCTGACAGCAAACACCCGCAAGACCTCACCGAACCATGCTTAACTGGGTTAATGGGCTTAATTGTGAAGTTACCACAATCACATACACCCAAAAATACTCTCCTGTTACCAACTTTACCCCAATCTTTGAGAAACGTCAATCTTGTTCCTTCAAATTTATGACCTTTTTGATACTCTATCCTAGCTGGCATTCAATCCTCTCCAAATTTATAATCCGCTTCAAGAAACTCCCTCACCACACCTGACCTTACAACATCAGTCAACTGATATTCAACAAATCCTACCATGTGCTCAGGCATCGCTTGCAAAACTTTCTTAAATTTTTCAAAACCGGATTTTTCCCGTTGTCGCTTTAGATCATCTTGCCGGTTGTCACCAGTAAAAATGATTCGGCTATTGATGCCAACCCTGGTCATTACAGTATGTAGTTCAGAGTAATCTAAGTTTTGAAATTCCTCACAAATAACTACACAATTGTCAAATGTGGCACCCCGCAGGTAACTAGTAGTAAGAAATTCGTAATAACCCAATGCTTTCAGGTTATCATAAGCATTGTTGTACTTGATGAACTGTTGTGTGAAAGACCTGTAGGGTGCTTCATATGCTTCAGCCTTTTCATCAAGCGATCCGGGAAGAAACCCCATCTTACGAGTTTCCACGGCAGAACGAACCATCACAATTTTATCAAATTCACTAGACTCGTCCAGAACCTCCGTGAGTGCCATGTAAAAAGCTAGAGCAGTTTTTCCTGAACCACTTACACCACTACAATGAATCACAGGTTTTCCGCTTTTGTAAATATCCATGAACTTTTCTTGATTAAGACTTTTTGGCTGTAGTGCATAAAGGTCATGAATGGTAAATTTTTTCTTATTCCCAAGTTCACGAGCAGCTTCCATAGTTTCCTCTTTGGTGTCGAACTTAGTTTTTTTCGCCATCAGTGCATCTCCTTCTTCCTTCCTTGTGTCTGTCTTGACAGTATACGACCATCCTTGGTCCTGAGTCAATCCTTTATTTGTAACTTACTGTAGCGGAATGGTCACACCAACCGATGCAGAAGTATGCCCACCAGTACCCTGTGTGACGTTACCGTGAAGGAAGACATTCTTGTGTGCACGTCCACCGATACCGACTGAGATGGCATTCTGACCGCTATAGTGGCTGCCAGTGACACTCATTTGAAGCGGTGCGTCATCACCAAGGTAGTATTGGTGTGAACCACTGGCGATAGCTGCTGCAACGGCTGCGTCGATATCTTCTTGATTGGCTACACCATCCTTACCGTCTTCACCGCGATCCCCTTTCTCACCTTTCGGACCAGGATCACCTTTATCACCCTTATCGCCTTTTGGGCCTGTTTCACCTTGCAGACCACGGTCACCCTTTTCACCTTTCGGGCCTTGTGGTCCTGTCTCACCTTGGGGACCACGCTCACCATCTTGACCAGGAATACCTTGTGGGCCTGTTTCACCCTGCGGACCTTGTGGGCCAGTTTCTCCCTGCGGACCTTGAGGCCCAACTTCCCCTTGTGGTCCCTGCGGTCCTTCCATTTGCGGACAGAAGAAATGGTCATTCACACGAGTACATGGGCCAAAGTTGTTACCAGTGGCTTGTGCCTGAGAAATTCCGACCAGGGTCATACCAGCAATACTAAGAGCAATTACAGTCTTCTTCATGATATTTTCCTCATTAAATCCAAAGTGAAGTGAAGTATTTAGCAAAGAGCAGACGCCCATCTTGTGCAGCGTACTCGTACTCAGTCATGTCCCTCTTGTAGCGGTTGAACTCTTCCTCATTCCTTACAGCAAACCTGCCATCATCATTCCTACTACCAAAGTCTACACCAAAGTCGTAATCAGCAGCATCCGGTGCAGCATCAACATCAAACCCAACAATCATCTTTTCGATTGTTTTGAACCATTCCTTTGCAGCTTTCTTATCAACCTCTTCGTACTCTTCTCTCGTCAGTTCAAAGACGTTGGCTGGATAAAAGTCGTTGGGTACTGTGAAAATACCACATGTCTCATTCAAGTCCTTCATCTTCGCAAGAAACTGTTTCAGAGCAGCAGTAATATATCGTGCAAGCTCGTTGTCAATGTCGTACAACTGGTCATCACTGAATGTAATCATCTCACACCTCCCAACCCTTTAGGTTATCTTGCATCAGGTCATCAAATTTGTCAAGCATTTTCTTCATTTCGACTTCTCTCTGACCATAACCGGCACCAGGGAAGGATGCCCAACGTGATGAACATTTCACAATTGCTTTCTCAATTCTACCATCTTCGATATCCTTGACGCAACCCACTTCTCGGAACATATTCATTGCATACTTGTCTTGATTCCTTGGGGTGAAATCCTTCAAGTTTAGCTGCTTCGCGTAGTGATCCCAATACCTCTCAAGAATCTGATACCTACCTGCTGCCGTACTTTTAATACCATATCGAGGAATATCGACAAGTTTTCGAGGATGATCGGAATAATCATGGAAAAGACCACCACCCACAATTACATTGTACCCATCATCTGATGCACGAATCGTACTTGTCCCTTCAGACCAGGCAATCAAATCCAGAAAGCTTTTGATCCTCGCTCGGATGGTCCTATCGTCAAGTTCATCAGCTTCAGTTTCATCTACAGAACTACCTGTCCCGTTATACACATCCTCAAGCATCAGGACGTGATCATACCAGTGCTTATCACCCATTGTTAAATCTCCACCCGTTTCCATTCACCAAGACCACCACTTTCATAAACTTGATGAGCGCATGATGATCCCCAGATGCCTAGAATTTCATCAATCTCTTCAGAAATATCCTCGATGAGAAAAAGTCCATCTTCCTCGTAAACCACAGGGTAAAGAACACCCGCTTCAATCTGACCATCATAAAGATCAACAGTTGATACCGCATATACTTTAGTCATCTTATTTCTCCCAAATCAGTTTTTTATTAAGCATACGTAACCAATCCAAATCTTCGTCACACCAATGCTCAAAAACCATCTTGCTCTTGTCCAACCAGCTATCATTATATCCAAAGTAAGTTGATACACACATCCGGTTACCTTTGACCATGAACAGTGATTCTACACCATCTTTCACATCATGTGCAAGATAAAGTTTAGTCATTTCAAGCCCCCAGAAACATTCCGATAATAAATCCAATGAACGCTGCTATTACTACCCATGTGAAAGTCATGTCTCTCCCCATTCCTGAGTGATTCGACAGTTATTCAGCCAGTCAGGATATATCTCCAATGCCATCATGATCTCATTTTCAGTGTACCTGTATGCCTCATCCCTGTCAAGTGTTACTCCCCTCATGAATTCTTTGTAGTATTCCTCATCAGGAACATTATAGATTATATACTTGGGTTTCATCTTGGGTCAATCCTCTTCTTCAGCATTCTCAATAGCTTTAATCATCTCATACACATCCTGATGGTCATAATGACATTTGAAAACATTAATAACTCCAGGGTCTTCTAAAATCCCTTGCAGAATATCTACTGAATATTTCAATTTCTCATAAAGTTCTCTTGCAACTTCTACCCTGACCCAATCACCAGCATCTCCGCAATAACGCATAGAGCCATCCATATCAATATCAAAAGTTTTCATACTTAATCCCCCGCAATTAATCCAAGAATGAACCCAACGACTACTGCAAGCATTATCCAGAACATTACATCATTCGGCCCTGCTTCTCAAGTTGTTCATAATACGCCAGAAGTGATGTTCCTGACAGCTTGTGTAGTTCGTTGAACACATGTCTATTATAACCCATGTAGTCATCCAAGTACATTATACATTGGTCGTAGTATTCGTTAATCCACTTGGCAACAGCACCAGACCGACTGACACCAGCGAAACAGTGAATGTGATAATTCTTCTTGACACCATGGTTATCGACGAAAGTCTTAATCACCCTGGCCTGTAGTTCACTGAAGTCGCCTTCATCATCGTTGAACATCAGGCAAGTATAATTCTGCCATGCCTCGGGTTTGTTGTCCGCATCGTACAGGGTCGTGAGTAGTTCAAACATTTCCTTGTATTCTTGTGGCGTATCATTGATGCTGATGACCACATCACGCTCAGGATCAAGTTCACCAGCTTCGATCATACGCTTCATCTGATATCTAGAGTAGAAGTTAATGTTGGTCATTTCACACCTCATCAAGTTTTTCAGCTTCGTTAAAATATCAACAGGTACAGACAATACCAGAAGGCTGATCCAATTGCAAGAGCGATGTAAAAATAAGGTTTCTCTAACATGTTAAGTTCCTCGTGTACCCCAATCAGGCATTCTAAAACCATTCTCTCGTGCATATTCCTTTACGTCAAGATAAATTTCCATAAGTTCCTCATCGCCATCAAAAATTTCCTCTAACATCTGGCGATACATTCCGCAGCAGGATAACGACCAGAAGTTTCTAGCCATGAATTGATCGTATTGTGCGATACAATTCCTGACACGTTGAGGCACAGTATCCTCGAATCCGTCAGTAAAGTCAATGCTACTAAGGTCTAATAGAAGGTTCATAACTGCTTCGTTAATCTGTGTGGTCATTTTCTGTCACCTCTTTCTGTTCGGAGTGTTCTTGTAGTCTACGCCATCATGGCAGTAGATGTCAAGGAAAGAATGAACAAAATTTCTGACAGAAAAAACTTGACAGGAAGGACACGACAGGTATAGAGTGGACAGGGAAAGACAGGAAACCCCTGTGAAATTTTTCTTATCTGAGGTATTGACATGGACATACATATTGGTGTACCCTAAGTATATTATTATATAATATATTCTATATATTAATTATGTCTAGAATATCTAGACTAGATATTTCTAGTTATAGATATTCTTATCAATGTTATTCTTATTTAGACATTATATTCTTATCATAATCTATGTATAGAATATTCTGTCCATATAATTCAGGGCATGGTGGTACAGCAGAAGGTGGTAGAAAGAAATATGCCTTTTTAGAGTAAAAAATCTTCAAAAAGGACTTGACCCACCCTACCCTACCGCCTATACTGAGATCATCGAAAACGAAGTACAAAACCATTGTAAAACTACCGAAAAGGAATCAATCATGGCTTACCTCTCGACCATCACTGCTGCTGAACGTGAAGAACTCCGCCTGAAAGGTGCCGAGAAGCGTGAAGAGAAGCGAATCTGGGCTGAAGCAAACCTGAAGCTGGAATGGGATGACCACAGCCATTGGCGTGACCTGGCCAGCAAGTATGGCTACCGTATGCCTAACAAGCATGAACCTTGTGGTTCCAAGCACACCAACAGGTTCTTGAGAAAGTTTGGATTGAGCAAAGAATGGTATCAGGACCACACTGGTTTCAAAAATGCTAATGAAGAGTTTCGTGTGAATCCCACGCTCCCGGCTTTTGCTGCCGTGGGGTTTCTGTTGGAAGCATATGACGAGGAGCAGCAAGCATGAAAGATAAACAGCAAGCATATGATGATGATGGTGTTCTCAGGGATATTGTTTCAAAGAAAGAGGCTAAAGAGCTTGGTTTAGATAGGTATTTTACGGGTAAGCCTTGTAAACGTGGTCATGTTAGCTTGAGATATGTTGTCAATGGGACGTGTTTGCCTTGTGATTTAATAAAAAGTAAAAAATACAAACAAGAGAATTACGATAAAGTATTAGAGTACAGGAAACA